GCAGAGCAAGCGGATGCCGCTACGGCCAGCGCCGTTACCGCCTCCATCCTCAACGCGGTTTCGTCCGTCAACGCCGCGGAGGGCACCGGCTCGGTTCTGCCTACCCCGGCAGTTCCGGCAGTTCCGACTCCTGCGGCTCCCGCTCCCCCGGAAGCCGTGGGAACCGAAGCTGCTGCGGAGGGCGCTACCAGCTAGTCCGCTTCTCGACCGGACGCACAATGGCCTCTCTTCGGAGGGGCCATTGCTGTTTGGAAATGAGACACGCTCCAAGCGCCGTGTCCAGAAAATTCAGGATTATTTTTTCAGTCACGATTTCATTTTCAAACCTTGCTCGCGTTTTTAGCGGCTTTTTCGGAGAGACGACCCTTTATTATCAATAGTTTGCGGAGTAAAATCCGGACATATAATCACACCAGAGCCCGTGTTCCGATTCGTTATACGCAATCCTACGGTGCCCTTTCCGGGCGATCAGGCTGGATTCCAGTGGTTTCGCGCTCGAAAGCTTCCTACCCACAGGTCTTTCCGTTAGCGCGTCCTAAGCGAACCTAAGCGAAATCCACAGTTTGGGAGATTATGCACCGATAATTTTTCGGTGTACTTCACGCCGCCATAATGTTAGTATTCTGATAGTCACATAACACCGTGGCTACATCCGAACGTCGGCTCTTGCCGAATCTCAGGAGGGAAGCATGAAGGTAATGAAGCGCGTCCATTGGCGCAAGTACATCACTCGCAAGGTCTTGATCGTTGCAGGGATTATGTTGGCCCTGCAACTCCTTGAGCACATAACCCGGTGGCATTTCGCAGGAAAGATCGCCGAGTTCTCTACCAGCTCTCTCGTCGAGCACGTTCTGTTCGGCGTTCCGATGGAGGAGTCCTAATGGAGCAGTCGCGCGGTTCCTTCAAAGTCATCTGTGTGGACGGCACCGAGAGAACAATCTTGGGCCGTCCCACAATCGACCGCATCCACGCCGCGCTCAAGGTGACGTGCCTGGATACGGTAACCCTCACCCGCGGCATACACGGGCTGGCGTCCACCGTAATGATGGTGGACGATACCGGCCTGATCGACGGGAAACCCATCAACCCCAAGGCGACCGCGCTCTACCGCTCGGTCTGCCGGCCAGATCGTCAAGATGGCACCATCCACGGCGACGTGGCCATCGTGAACGATGAGGACTTCGCATGAACGACATCAGCCACATCATTCCCAGCATCGACAGGTACGTTGAACACCGCATCCCTACGGGCGGTTTTCTTGAGGCGGTTCTATCCAATGATCTGCGAGATGCTTGTAGTCGTGCGGATACTCAGAACCGCTACCTTCTCTTTGACATCGTGCAGCATCTCTACTGGCATGTTCCTGCCGCTTGCTGGGGCTCGCCCCATAAGGTGAAGGAATGGCTGAAAGGTCGTAGCTCATGAACGTCAAAGCGCACACCGAAGCCATCGCCAAAGCAGAGATCGAGGAGGCTCGCCAGCGGGCGGGCCTTCCCTTCTCTCAGCAGCTAATCGACTACGCACGGGACTTCGACAAGATTCCGGAATCCGGAAAACTGGTCGCGAGCAAGGCGCTCGATGATCTTTGGTGCCACTGCGATAAAGGCGAATCGGCCATCTACGTTGCCGACAACACTCCAGGCGCGGCAATAAGCAAGCACCACTGGATATGCGTCCATTGCCACAAGATTGTGCAGGTCGGATGATGAGCCGAGCGAGCAAGAACGGCGACCCGCGGCTCCGCGAAAAGCTGGATCTGATGAGCCCGGTATGCGCATGGTTCGATGGCTGCTGCGAACCTCAGAATCCAGGTGGTCACGCCGCATGGGGCGCGTGCGTTAGAGTCAATGGCGAATGGGTCTACCGCGAGGGCGGCTATTGCGGCTTTGGCGCTGGCATGTCGAACAACGTCGCTGAATACTCCGGATTTGTCGCGGCGCTCACCGAGGCCGTCAAGCATGAGGGCGCAATCTACATCCGTGGCGACTCGCGGCTGGTGATCTGCCATCTGTCCCTGGATGCAGCCAAGCGGCTCGGCTACCACGCTCTCTGGAAGATGAACGGCGGGCTTTACCTGCCCTACTACCAGGAAGCGAAGCGACTCATGGGAATCCACGGCAAGCGCATCACGCTCGATTGGGTCCCCCGCGAAGAGAACGACATCTGCGACGTTCTATCGAAGAAAGTTCTGCTCGATATGGGCGTCAAGTTCAAGATTCAGCCGGAAAAGCCATGACGATTTCGGTGTACATTCAGCTAGCACTCTATTAGTATTGAAATAGAACCGAATCTCGGCACCCGCCGAATCTCAGGAGAAACGACATGGAACCAAAGAGCATCACGCTGGTCCTCCAGAACGACAGACACTCAAAGCAGTACAACGTGGAGCTGGCACCCTACATTCCAGTTCCGGACCTCTGGCTGGTCAACTTCCAATATGGGGCGATTGGAAAGGCTCTCACCCTCGGCACCAAGACCAAGACGCCTCTGCCCTACGGCGAAGCTCTCCGCATCTACGAACGCCTGGTTGCGGAAAAGACCGGGAAGCGCTGCGAGTGCTGCATGGGGACCTATGTCCCCACCGAGTACACTCCCGCCATCGCAAGCCCGGTTGCACACCGGGCAAACGTGATCGTCACCGAGCCCATCACCCTCCCGAAACCAGCCGCGCGGCGCTTTGAGCCGGAACTGCTCGAACCGGCAGACGGTCAGGCTACCAGGTACGTTGAAAACGATGCCTTCGGAGGCCAGAAGAAATACGACGGTCACCGCATGGCCATCGAGGTTGCGTTCACCGCGGTAGAGACGCACCGGGCCATTGCCTACAACCGCAAGGGCGAGCCGATGGAGATTCCATCGAACGTCCTCGCCAAGCTCCGCGAGGCCGGCATAAGCGTCATGCTGGACGGCGAGTGGCTCCTCAGTTGGGCGAGTACGTCGCGTTCGACCTGCTGGAGCTGGACGGCGAAGATCTGCGCTCCATCCCCTACATCGAGCGTTACGGCCGGTTGTGGAGCCGTCTGCAGGGCATCGTCAAGATCGCTCCGCTCTATCAGGGAGCGGATGCAAAGTTCGCCATGCTGCTCGGTGAGCGCGAGGCCAACGGTGAGGGCGTCGTATTCAAGCGCCTCGACGCTCCCTACATGCCGGGCCGGAAGGGAACGAACGTCAAGATCAAGTTCTGGGAGAGCGCCACCGTTCGGGTCTGCGACAAGAAGAAGCAGGACGGCCATGCGAGCTTCGCGGTGGAGGTTCTCCGCTTCGACGCCTATTCGGTCTGGGCGAGCGACGACCATCCCCAGATCGGCTCCCATCTGCGAGAGGACGGCATCTCGGTTCCAGCGCACAAGGCCGTGTGGAAGATGTCCAGCTTCGACGAGCGCACCCAGACCTGCCAGGTCTGCGACTGCGACCGGCTCGGCCAGTGGTATCCGGTGGGCACCGTGACCCTCACCAAGACGGCCGAGATTCCGGAATCCGGAACGTACCGAGAGATCAAATATCTTTATGTGGGCGCCGGCGGGCGTCTCTACCAGCCGGAGGACCTCGGGCCGCGCACGGACGTAGACGCCTCGGATTGCACCTGGGCGCAACTCAAACAGAAGCAGGAAGTACGGAGGTTGGCAGCATGAAAACCGTAACGCTCACCATCGCAGACGACGCTTTGGCAGTCCTCAGCGGATGTTACATCGAGGAGCGCCACTTCGAGGGCACAGCCGTTGATACCATCGTACGCATCCGCGATGGGCAACTGGAGCGCAAGCTCTATCTCCGAGTGAACTCCGTCCTGGTAGACCTAGGCGGCAAATGGAGCCGCCACACCGGAGGCCATCTCTTCCCGCAGTCGGTCGAGGAAGTCCGCGCCAAGCTGGACGAGTGCATCCGCACCGGCGAGATCGCTCCGCCACGCAAGAACGGCTTCTTCCGCACCCCCAAGGCGGTCGTAGAGCGGATGCTCGACTTCGCCCAGCTCACCCCCGGCAACCGGATTCTGGAGCCGAGCTGCGGAGACGGTGCGCTACTCAAGCATCTCGAAGAGCTGGAGCCAGCCTTCGACACCTTCTCCATCCTGGGCATCGAGATTGACGAGCAACGCGCCTCACAGGCCCTCAAGGCGCTCCCCGGAGCCGTTATCTGCCAGTCCGATTTCATGGGCGACACATGGGTCTACGAGAAGGGCGATACCGAGTTCGACCGGATACTCGCCAACCCCCCTTTCGAGAACCGGCAGGACGCGCAGCATATCCTTCGCGCCTACATGCTGCTCCGGCCCGGAGGCATACTGGTCAGCGTCGCGGCCTCGAGCGTCAAGTTCCGCCGCGAGACGGAATACGTTCAGATCCGCGAACTGGTCAACAGCGGGCACGGCAACATCATGGACTTGCCGGCCGGTTCATTCATCGAGTCCGGAACGGCGGTCAACGCCGTGCTGGTCGTACTGGAGAGGCCGTCATGAAAGAGCAAATTCTCACCCGAAGCGTCGTAGCGGAGTTCTTCAAGGATGGCCGTGGCATCGTCAGAGTCAACAACCTCACCGTGCTTCAAGAGGAGAAGGGCTACGAAGGCAGGGTCTACGTTTGCAAGCAACTCTGGGACGTTGACTACTCGCGCAAGTTCGGCTATCTGCTCCACATGAGCGGAGCTGGCGGGCGCAGCACCATCGAAGTCCGGGGCATCTATCACGTAAGCGGCATCGGTAATCCTAAGATCGTCGAGAAAGAGCCGCAATGGGTTGATGCGCGGGACAGCGAGCCATTCGACGACAAGCCGAGGACCATCGCGGTACGGAAGCGCAACCGGACGCGGCGCCTCACCAAACTACCCAAGGCTATCGACCTCAAGCCGGGACAGGACATGCTCGACTGGCTCCAGAGCAACGGCATCGAAAGCGATTCCGTATGGTGCTCCATTTGTCGCGATTGTTTCCCCGGTAACGACGACTGGAACCTCTGCGACCATTGCTGGTGGTGCGACAAGTCAGGCTTCTACTCGACGCCAGACGAGAGATGCACTTGCAAGAACCGCGAAGAATGCGACGATCGGGGAGGGCTCGGATGAAGTTTCAAAAGGCAGACTTTCGCAAATCGGATTGGGAGCGCCAGCCGCGCAGCGGTCCCGAGGTCAACCCATTCATCTTCAAAACGCTGGCCGTGCTGTTCATCGGCTTGGCGGTACTCTTTCTGCTCGGAGGTAAGTACTAATGGAAATCAAGATCGTAGAGATTCGTGACCACGGCACTTTCATTGGAGCCATGGCCATCCGCATGACGCCAAGCAACCCGAACCAGGCTTACTACCTTCGTCGCGTTGGGTTCGATGGGTCCGACTCGACCATCGTGCTGATGCTTCTGGGCGACCAGGCCGCTACGTCCGACACTTACGGATGGGGAGTGCTCGGCAAGGGCCCACGCACAATCCCCATCGCGCATGAATGGGTGCAGAAGAATTTCGACTCCATCACCGACGGTCAAGTCGTCGATGTAGCCTTCATATTGGGCGAGACGGCCGCGCCCAAGGAATCGGAGCGCCTCACATGCCCATAGTCATCCCCCTCCCGAAGCTCGACGGCGGCCTGACCATCGTCATCATCATGTCGCAGCAGAACATGGAGCGCATCGCCGCCAGCGACCCACAGGCCGTTCGCGGTGCCATGCTCGCGCCTCTACTGGTCGCCTCCAGCCCGTTCCTCCCGCACAACCCCGGCGTCCCTATCAGCGCAGTAGACATCATCGTTGCCTACGAGCCGAACATAGAGGAATTCCTCGCATGGGCCTACGAGACGGGCCGCAGCTCCGGAGATCTCATGCGCCGCATCTCCCGCGGGGCGACCATCCATCCTGGCGACGAAAAGGACCGAGTCGCTTACAACCTCTCGGCGCTACTCGACATGGCAGACAGGGGTCCAGTCCATTGATCACCGACGCCAGAATCTCCGAGCTCAAAGCGCTTCTCCGGCGACGGGCCTCGACGAAGCCAGATAAGCAGACGCGCCTTACGTTCCAGCTCGCCGACCGGCTGCGCGTCACAGACGAGTGTCTTCGCATCCTGGCGACCGAGGCGAAGTGCGTCGCCGCGCTCCCGGACATGATGATGAAGATGGAGAACAAGCTGCGGACGGAGGGCAAGATCAGATGAACCGGCTCCTGACTGTTTTCGCAGACGCCTCATGGGACAGGCGCGGCAAGCAAGCTGGAGGCTTTGCCTATTGGGTCCGCGGTGATGGCTCCAAGCGCATCTGCGCCTCTGGCGAATGGCCATGCCCGAACAATCACGAAGCGGAGACGGTGGGCCTCTGTTGCGCCATACTCGCCGCGATCAATGGCTTCGAGACGCAACCAGGCGGCGCCATCGTCGCACAGTCCGACAGCCTACGCGCGCTCGGCGTCCTAATGACCCTCGGCGCTAGACCGGCTAAAACTACCGACCATCCCATCTGCGAGAACCATGGGAGTCGCACCAGCCGAGAATTCGCGAAGCTGGCCATGGATGCCGCCAACGCCGCCGGCCTCAAGGTCTGGTTGAAGCACATCCGCGCCCATACAGGCATCGACCAGCCGCGCTCTTTCGTCAACGAATGGTGCGACCGCGAGGCGAAGAAGGTTCGGCATAGCTGCCAAGCCAGGCTCGCTAACGGCGTCACGGTCGAGCAAATAAAGCTCGAAAACTCCTGTACGCCACGCAGTCACAATGTTAGTATTGACTCTATAGAAACTCACACCGCCCCAGCGGTCCCTGGGCCAACGGCGCTCGCAGCGCCACAGGAGAGACGAGCAAATGGCACACATGATCGAAGAGAACATGATCGCTTATCAGGGTGAGCGGCCCTGGCATGGTCTGGGAGTGGAAGTTGCTCCCGGTACGAAGGGTCCGGAGATGTTGAAGCTGGCCGGACTGGACTGGACGGTTGAGAAGCGCCCTGTGGCGATTGCAACCGCTCCCTACACGCAGGACGAGATCTCCGCGATGGAGAATCCCCACAGTGCGTTCGACCCCGCGGCCGGCAAGAACTTCTCGGCCATCACCCGCAGCGACACCGGCAAGGTGTTCCAGATCGCCTCACCGTTCTACCATCCGGTGCAGAACGAGGAAGTCGTCAACTTCTTCAATGAGTACTGCGAGGCTGGTCACGCCACCATGGAGACGGTCGGCGGACTCAATGGCGGTGCCATCGTCTGGGCTCTTGCCCGGTTGAATGGCGGGACGACCAAGACGCTCCAGGGAACTGACGAGCTCCGCGGCTACCTCTTGCTCACCACGTCTCACGACGGCAAGCTGAGTACGATGGGCCGGGCCACTCAGGTCCGGGTCGTCTGCTGGAACACCCTCAGCGCGGCGCTCTGGGGCAACCGCAGTAAGACGTCACTCCAGCACGGGTTCAAGTTCTCCCACGGCGGAGAGTGGACACCGGCACGTCGCGACGAGGCCAAGAGCATCATGGGCATGGCCGGCCAGCAGGTCATCGCCACGAACGATCTGGCCGAGCAGTTGGCCAAGGTCACAATCGACGAGTCCGGCTGGATGGACTTCATGAACCGTCTCATGGGCGGAGACGAGGCAAAGGTCATCGACCCAAAGAAGGCCGATCTGACCTACGTCGCGCGCACCATCCAACAGGCCACCATCAACTCACCGGGCTCCGAGCTTTCATCGGCCAAGGGCACCCTCTGGGGAGCTGTCAATGGAGTGACGTACTACGCTGACCACCAGCGCGGGCGGACCCAGGAAAGCCGCATGACAGCCGCATGGTTCGGTGAGGGAGAGCGCTTGAAGCAGCGCGCCATCATCGCGGCGGCGGAGATCGCCGGACTGGAGCTGGCGACCGTCTAACTTTCCGGAATCCGGAAAACGATTAGCGGCTCGCCCGGCGCCGGAAGTCCGTCTACCTCAGTTTGTAGCGATTGAAGGAACTTTTGGGCCGGGAAACCGGCCCATTTTCTTTGCTCGCCATGCTGAATTTTGTGGACAGTACACTAGTACAATGTTAGTATTAGTTCATGGACATTATGCCCATCACCGCGACCGACCATACCGAGCTCATGCTCGAATATCTGGCCTTCCGGTTCCAAACCACCGTGGGCGCGGTTGCTTTCCGAATTGCGGAACGCGACCAGCGCTACACCGAACCATTCGAGCAGTTACAGGAGCCTTATGGCAAGATCAGCCGCTAAGCCTACCGCACTCCCCGCCCCGTCCAACGTCTCGCCTATCAGCGAGCCTAAGCGCTCATCTGGAACGAATCTGACGCTCCAGATCGGGCTTCTCACCTTCCCTATCAAGCTCCACACCGGCGCGCGCGCCGACCGCATCCGCTTCCGCCAGCTTCATGCGAAGTGCCTCGGCACCCTGAAACAGCAGTCCATGACCTGCCCACAATGCAATGAGGACGTGGCCAGCGACGAGATTGTGAAGGGCTACGAGTACCGCAAGGGCCAGTTTGTTGTCATCTCCGCCGAAGAGTTGGAAGCCCAGAAGCCGGAAAGCTCGACCATCATCGAGATCGACCGCTTCGTCGACGCCTCGGACGTTGACCCTATCTACTTCGAGACTAGCCACTACGTTGCCCCAGGCGACGGCGGTTCCAAGCCCTACATGCTCATCCGCGACATCCTTCGCAAGACCGGCAAGGTCGGTATCGGGCGCGCAGCGTTCGGGTCCAGTGAGCAGATCATCCTCATCCGTCCCTTTGAGCAGGGCATCGCGCTGCACTCGCTGTTCTACCAGTCGGAACTCAAGTCGGCTCCGTTCCCGATTGACCAGCTCACCCTCTCGACCGCAGAGGTCAAGCTCGGCACTCAGTTGGTGCAGGGCATGGCCGGCACGTTCAACCCGGAGGACTTCTCCGATGGCTACGTCGTGAACGTCAAAGCCCTGGTCGCCGCCAAGATCGACGGCAAGGCTCCAGTCATTCCCATCCGCCGCGCGGCCCCAGAGAAACAGGACATGCTCGCCGCGCTCACCGCATCCGTCGAGGCCGTGTCCAGAAAGAAGGTTGCATGAAAGGCATCTGGCAGCGTCCGAGAGGATATCCCCGCTCCGCCGGTGGCCGCACCGTCGAGGTTGACGATGGAGTTTTCGTCAGCACGAAGAAGGCCCGGGCCGATAAGTATGGCCCTCACCACCTGGCGTTCCGCTGGGGCAACCTCTACAGGCGCACCGGCAAGCCCATCTGCCACGAGCGCGAGCTTCACTTCCGCCAACTGGCCGCAGAGCAAGATGCCGCGCGGCCCGCAACCGAGTTCGACGTTTTCGCACCATCATTCTGATAGAAGAGGAGAAACGCCATGCAGACCCTAAACGAGAAGATCAATGACTACGCCATGCTGACCGGCATCACCTTGCTGATCGCCTATTACGCTGTGACCGTCGTTCTAACCGCAGCTTCGTTCAACCTCTAACCCTTTCCGGATTCCGGAAAACCAAATCCACGATGAGGAGATTCACGATGAACCCTACCCCTGAGCGGCGCGCAGCGATATGCGCCAAGCTACACCAGTTGGCCGACCTCATGGCCACAACCGATCTGCCGATGCCGGACGCCATCAGCATCAGCGTTTATGGAGGCTCGTTGCCAGACCAGTCTGGCGTCAACCATTCCATCGACTCGCTGGCGTTCATGGCGCTGGCTCGGCTCCGGCTCGGAGCTTGCGAGAAGCAAGTCGATGAAAGCTACTTCCGACTGGTGAAGGATTTTGGCGATGGCGTCGAGTTGAAGTTTGTCGCCATCCGCGCGACGGTCTGTATGCCGAAGGTTGTCGGGAAGCGCGTCATCCCAGCCCAGCCAGCCAAGTTCGTAGAGGCACAACCCGAACGCGAGGAGGACGTCATCGAATGGGATTGCCCCAGCCTACTTGGAGCGGGCGCCTCAATCGTCATGGACGCCACGAACGAGCTTGGGGCTCCCGCGAGCCTACAGCTTGAACCGCCGGACCCATCCACAGAGCAAGCGGAACACGATCAGGAGATTGGAGGGGAGACTACCGACTACCCGTTCTGAGGAGTCCGCTGGGCCTCTCGCAGAAGCCCAGCGGTGGACAAACGAGCAGCCTTTATGCTGCCACAACCCAACGCCCAAAGCAACACAGGAGACACGCCATGCACTTTACGAATCTCGGGAGCGGCCTGATCGAGAAGGTCTGCTCGAAAGAACAGAGCCGGTACACCATCAATCACGTCTACTTCGACGCGGACAAGGGTCACCTGGCCGCAACCAACGGAAACGCGCTCGTCATCACCCACGTCATCCCGGACACCGGAGAGACGAGCGGATGGATAACCGCGGAGGCGCTGCAGGAGTACCGCAAGGCGCTCAAAACGGTTCCCATCTACGACTCCAACCCCGGCAAGTACGTCAGCATCCAAGCGATCGACGACAAGATCATCGTCGCCAATCACTTCGACGGAAAGACGGTCACGTTCCGCCGGCCGGAGAAGGGCAACTTCCCCAACTTCGAGGCGGTCATGCCGAAGGTCACGGGCGACCCGATCATCACCTTCGACATCACGTTGCTCCAGCGCATCGTTGACGCGCTCGGTCGGCCCAGCGGCAGCGGCGCAGATCGCAGCAACTTCGTCGCCATCTGGCCAGGTGCAAAGGATGGAGCCTACCTGGTCAAGACCCATCCCAACGGCGCGCTCGGTGTGATGATGCCGATGCGGTCAGACTCCGAGAAGGGCAAGTGGCTGACTTCGGTCAAGGCCGTTGACGACCTGCTCAAGAACCAGCAGAAGGCCGAAGAGAATCTCGCCAAGGCCGAGGTTCACGAGTTCCCGACCGAAGGGTCAGAAGAGGAGGAGAGCAATGTCTCCCCAGAAGCCATATCGGCCGCAGCCTAACGCTGTGACCGAGTTTTCCACGTCAAGTCCCAAACCGTCCACAGCCCCGGTGTTGACACAACGCAGTGAACCCGCTAATGTAGTGCTTATGAGCACTGCGACACAGGAAGCTACCGAGACGGAGAAACTGCCTCGCGGTGGAAAGTTGAAAACCGGTCCCATTATGGTTTATCCCTCCACACCACAGGAGCGGGAGGCTATAGTGGCAGCGGCTACCGCAGACCGACGCTCGATGTCTAGCTTCATCATGGATGTCGTGCTCAGTCACATCCGATCGCAAGAGAAGGCGAAAGCCGCCTAGCCAGCTCTGGCAGATGAGCACCGCGAGGGCACCCGAGAGGGTGCCCTTTTCGGCCCCGTGTTTTCCGGATTCCGGAATGGAGACGAAGATGGACGAGTTCACCCCCCGCCGCGCGGTCAAGTCCCGCGTAAAGCTCAAGATGGCCGTAGATGGTGCAAGCGGCTCAGGCAAGACCAAAGGCGCTCTCGCGCTGGCCGTCGCAATCGCACAGCAGATGGCCGTTGACCGCGGCAAGCCCGGAGATTGGAAGGTCCTCGGAGTCGATACCGAGAACCGCACCATGGAGCTCTACGCCGACATCTACCCCTTCGATCACATCCATCTGACCTCGCCCTATACGAGCGACCGCTACAAGCGCGCCATGCAGATTGCTGTGACCCAGGGCTATGACGTGCTGGTAGTGGACTCCATCTCCCACCAATGGGAAGGCGCAGGGGGCATACGCTCGCGCAAGGACGCTCTCGACGCGGCTGGAGGTAACGGCTTCGCCAATTGGTCGAAGCTCTCGCCAGAGCACACCGAGTTCATCGAGTTCATCAAAGCGCTCGACGTCCACACGATCTGCACGATGCGCTCGAAGATGGAATACGTGCTGGAGGAGCGGGACGGTAAGAAGGTTCCCCGCAAGGTCGGCCTTGCCCCTATCCAGCGCGAGGGCGTCGACTACGAGTTTTCGCTGGTGTTCGACCTGGACAGCGAGCACCGCGCCTTTGTGAGTAAGGACCGGACTGAGCTGTTCGCCGGAGGGCCACCGGTTGATCTGCTGGACCCGGAGACGGCGCGGAAGATCTGGAAGTGGCTAAGTTCCGGCATCGTTCCCCCCGTCGAACTTCTCACCGAAGCGGACATCCTAAACCTGGCCGGCATGATGAAGGCCAACAGCATTACCCGCGAAGTGTTCGCCGAACACGTCAAGGGCTTGGGCTACGAGTCCTCCCGCTTGGTCCCGCGCTCACGCCTATTCGAGCTGACAAGCTGGCTCGACCGCACGCGCGTCTCGAACGATGAGAAGATCGCTCGGCAGTCGATGGACGCTCTGCGCATGGACGCTGGAGCCCGCGCCTTGCTCATCCAGAAGCATCGTAGCGACTGGCCATCCATCAACCGCGAGCTTGAACTGCTGGCCGATGCTGGTGCTGGATTCGCCGCGGCTGAGGATGAGAACCAGGGCGAAGCTGGGGAGTTCTTCTTCGATAACGGCGACGTGCAATGCGTTGTGCTCGATGCGACCCGCCACGAAGCCGCTGGCGGCCGCGAGTTCTTCAAGGTCACAATGAACGGCGTTGCCTTTGGAACCAACACCGCTACATGCTGGCACAAGTCGCTGTTCCCGGCCCTATCAGAGGCGAAGGGCCAGACGTGCAACATGGTACTCAAGCCGGCCAAGGATAACTACGTGAGCATCGAGGACGTGACCTGCGTCGGTACGAAGCACTACATGAAGGGAAAGATCATCTCCGAAGTGCCGCTCACGATCGACCCGGAGAACATCCTCCCAGGCTCGCAGACGCTTACCGAAGAGCTGGAGGCCGCAGAATGACCTGGCTAAGAGAATTGTGGTGCTCGATACGCCATGGAGGCCATGTTTACGACGACGGCCCGACCAGACCGGCCAATGAATGTTTCTGGTGCGGCAAGAGAAAGCCTTCATGAAACCCTGCTGCAAGGGCCAGTGGACCATGATCAACGGCATGGAGGTCGAGCTCTGCTCGGCCTGTGCGCCCAAACCCCAACCCGCAACCAAAAGGGAGCCTTATGACGGACAAACCGAACCGCCCGACGATCTTCGCTATCGTCCAGGAACATCAGGACATCATGCTCATCCTCCAGGAGACGGAAGGCGAACTCACGCCTGAGCTGGAAGCCCGTCTCGACGCCTGTCTCCGCTCCAGTCCCGATAAGCTCGACGCCGCTGCCGCCGTCTGGCGCCGCATCAAGGCCGAGGCTGAGATGGCCGACGAAGAGAGCAAGCGCATGGCCGACCGCAAGAAGATGTTCCAGCGCGACGCTGACAACCTGCGCTCCCGGATGCTCATGCTCATCGACGAGGTCCACGGCGGCAAGATCAAGACCGCCAAGACCAGCGCCTATGGCGTCACCGGAGCGAACACCGTCACCGTCGGGCTGGCGGCGGACGCGGATCTGAACACGATCGCCATCACCGACCCCAGCATCGTGCGCACGACGCACGAATTGAACAAGTCGGAGATCCAGCGCCGTCTTGCGGCTGGAGAAGCCATCCCCCCAGAGGTTGCCATCGAGGACCATCCCGGCAAGCGCTACCTGGTCATCAAGTAATCCACGTTTGCACAATCCGCGCCGGGCATCCTCAGCCCCGGCGCGGCTACATTGAGGCACCATGAATATCGGGATTCAAAATCGAGGCCGCAGATTCGCAATGGTCGATGCGGTGATCGTGGAGCAGTTACTTCATACCCTCGGAACCTATGGCCTAGCGGTATATGTCGTCCTGCGTCTCTACATCGACCGCCGCGTGAACGACCGGACGACCTTCATTGGCATCGGCAAGATCGCCGCACTCATCAACTGCTCGCGTCGGCAGGTTTCACGCGAACTGGACAAGTTGGTGGAGGTAAGACTATTGCGACGCATCTCCGGGAAATCCGAAGGGCAGGAGAACGTGTACGAAGTATTCGACACCCCTTATCCACCGGTTGCCGAAAGTGTGGAAGGCGCGGAAAACAAGGAAGATGGCCTCGATATTCCAGTGGCAGGGTATGACTCTCTAGTCCCAGGGGGTATGCCTACCGAAGCAATAGGGTATGACAATGACGCCCAAACAATAAGGAAGAAAGAGAATACTACCAAGAAAGAGAAAGATTCTCCCCGCCTCTTCGAGACGGGAGCGGAGAAAAGTATCCACACCCAGGTCGTCGCGGAAATCGACCGGCTATACGAGCTGGCCAACCCCGGCGTGGATTGCCCATGGAACGGTCTGGCGTTCGGTCGGCTCAAGAAGCTCTTGGGCTCGGCTCCGAAGTGGACCGCGGAGCAGTGGCTAAAATGCGTGCGCTTCCGGTTCCAGTCGGATAATATCGTCCCAGGGGACCCGCCAGAGAACTTCATCCCCGGGCTCAAGCGCTACGTGAGCGGCGCCCTGAGCGAGTTCAGCAGACCGAGAAGGGAGGCCCAGGATGTCAAACCAGTTAGCCGAAACGCAGCAGCCCGAGACGCAATCATCGCGGAAATCGACCGCGCAGCATCTCAAGACGATTACTGACTTGCTCATGCGCACCGCGGATGCGATGGGCTGTGACATCTCCGCCGGCCTTGCGGTCATGACGGCAGACATTGCTCGCCAACCCCTCAGCATCGAGCAGATCGCCCGCGCTCTGGAGCGCTGCAGGTTGGAGATGCGCGGCACGAACGGATTCCCCCCGCGGCTGACCACGCCGGACATCCTGGAACGGGCTGGCATCTTCCACGGCGAGGAAGCGACCAAGCTGGAGGCGATTGCGGCATGGGATCTGGTCGTCGCCGTCGCTGAGGTTCACGCACGCTGGCGCGATGGCTCATGGGTGCTCACCCGGCGCGTCGGTCCACCGGCTCCGGACTGCGCCGAGTGCCAAGGCCAGGGCATGATCATGGGCGAGAAGGTCGTCGAGACAATCCACGGTCAAAAGCCGGTCACGATGGCGCGGGAGTGCGGCTGCAAGCCCATCACCCCGATTCCGGACATGTCCCAACGCATCCTCGACGTGGTGAAGCGCATGGGCGGCTGGGGCACCTTCGCGGAGATCGACAAGCACCACTTCGTGAAGAAGCAATTTGCGGCCGAATTCACCGCATGGGAGAAGGTCGAGCAGGTTCGGCTCAATCTCCCCGCGAACGAAGGGCGTCGCCTCGACACCGACCTGCGGCACGGACTTTCCAGCCCGAAGGTGGAACTTGCGGGAGTGCGCGAAAAATTGCTCGCGCCCGGTTGATTCTTGTGTACAACGGGCGGTACTAACAATTAGAATGAAAGTAGATTGTTAGCACCACGCCCAACACAGGAGACACCACCATGCGAAGCAACGCAGTAACGAAGGCAGAAGCCCAACCCAAACAGCCCAAGAAGCGCGTCGATAAGCACGCGGCGCGGAGGAGCAAGATGACTATCATCAAACCCGGCGACAAGCCGGCAAACCTCAGCCACTCGCCAACCGACCAACTGTCGGAAGGCTTCAAGAAGAAGGCCGAAGCGCTCGACAGCAAGATCGTGAAAACCATCGCGACCATCGGCTCCAGCTTCGTAAAGCTGGGCGAGTATTTCGGAGAGGCGAAGGATAAGGGCTACCATGTGGCGCTCGGATTCAACAGCTTCACCGACTACCTCGCCGCACGCTACCCGGAGAAGAGCAAGACTCAGGTCTACGAGGCGATGCGCATCGTCAAGGAACTCACCACCGGCGACGACCCGGCGGTGACGACTGAGGATCTTGGCCAGATGACCGCGGCCAACGCCTCGGGCCTCGCCAAGCTCAAGGGCAAGGGCATCAAGCTCACCCCACAACTGGTCGGAGCCGCAAAGGAACTCCCGATCGCTCGCTTCCAGACGGAGATTGTGCTCAAGCACGACCCGAAGTCGGTTGCGAAGTCGGAAGCTGCTGCCGGTCGCACCATCGCCGGAGCCGAGTCGATTCGACTGCGCGTGGTCTACGACCTGGAGGCTGAGACGGTTGCCCAGCTCAATCGCTGCGCGGAAGTCGCCAAGTACGTCACCCGCGACGACGACCGCCAGACCTCGTTCCAGGACAAGTTCCTCCAGTCCATGTGTGCCGAGTACCTCTCGGCGAACGAGGCCGCATACGAAGAGGCCAAGCGCGAGGAAGAGGCCAAGGGCGTTCACGCCGCGCTGGAAGAGGATGCCAACGAGCGCCTCACCCCGATTGCCGACGATCAGGACGAGTCCATCCTCGACGAGGACGAAGGCCATCTTGACGCCGAGGACGACGAACTGGAGGAAGAGGCCGAACAGGAGTGAGAACGCGCATCCGGCCACGAAGCAAGCCCAGGCCCGGTCGGCTGAAAGGCGATGACCTGACAGCCCTCCGGGATGCTTGCTTCGATTACCACAAGGGCATCTGTGGAGGCGGCAAGACAGACCGGCACGGCAAGCCGCTTGGATGCGGCCAGCCTTGCAACCCGCTGGCTTGGGAGATGGCCCACATCCGCGGCAAGCGCAATTTCGGGGACAAACCGGAGAACGTGGTGCCGAAGCATCCGATCTGCCATCAGGTTTACGAGCACCGGCCAAAGTCAGTTCCGAGGAAGCAACGATGAGCGATACCCATTCGGTCGAGATTGATATAGTTCACATTCCGCGTTCAGAATGGCCCAAAAGCGTTCTCGAAACGTTCGCCAAAGCAAAGGCCGACCGCGAACGCCACACCATCCAACTGTGCTGCGATGCAACCCTTTTAGGCGAAGGATGTCCGATTCAAAACTGCCGCTGTTTCTGCCACCAGCTACCCACAGGAGCATCCGCATGATTCACTGGAAGCATTGGGACACCCTGCTCGCTATGGGCATAGGAGCGCTTGTGGGCTGGTATCGACGTACGGTCTGGGAGAATATTCCCCTCGGCACCCGCTCGGTCCTGCTGGGCGCGCATTGTTTCTTCCTGCACCCGTGGTTTGTGGCGGCGGGATGGTGCAAGCTCTATGGCTTTCCTTTCGACCCTCGCCTCTGGATCGCCTTCATCGTCCACGATTGGGGATATTGGGGCAAGGAAGCAATGGACGATGAACGCGGCGAACTCCACCCCTGGCTCGGCGCACAGATCATGCACCATCTGTTCGACCGCAAGGATGATACGACCTGGCGAGACTTCTGCCTCTGCCACTCCCGCTACCTCGCGAAGCGCTACGGGGAGAAGCCATCGAAGCTCTGCTTTGCCGACAAGCTGGCTTTCGCGCTCACCCCGGCCTGGCTCTACCTGCCGATGGTCCAAGCTACGGGCGAGCTGGCCGGATACATGAGCGAGCAGGACCATGCCGACCAGCACACCGACGACCCTCGGATCTGGCACGAGCGCGTCGCTGACTATATGAACCGCTACGTCGATCAGCACGTCGGCGGGCTCGAAGATCGTTGGACGAAGGAGCGCTCATGATCGTTTACTGCTCGATTCATGGCGCGTACGACAACGAGAAGGCCGAACGATGCCCATTATGCGCCGCGTGCCTTGTCAGACCGCTGGGAACGTGCAAACGACATTACGGAGAACATGAACGCGCCTTCGGCGAGGCGGCTTGTGACGGCTGGGCGGAGACCGGCTCAGTCCTTCCCCCACTTCTTCTCACCCGCGACTGGTGGCAGAAGAACGAGATTGCACGCATCAAGGCTGGCGGCGACGTAATCCAACGCTGCGTCATGTCCACCGCAGAGCGCGTCGCAAACGGCCTCTGCCTGGGTGATATCCCCCCAGCGCGCATCCGGCGCAACCCTCCAGCCGATACCTGCTCCCCGGAGTGCCAGTCCGACAAGCGCCGCATGAAGCGCGAGGAGCTGCGGAACCGCAAGTGCAGCCATTGTGGAGCCGGATACAGGTCGCGGAAGGTCTACCTGAAAGCGACTCGGCCCCTAACGGTCGAAGAGGCCGAGATCTGCCGCGCCTTTCAGGAACTACCGCTCAAGCAAGTCCACATCGATTCCGGAATCCGGAAAAAGGAGAAGTCACAAGATGAAGATCACGATCGACAAGCCGGAGGAGCAGAAGGTTTGGGATGACGTCAACGGCGGTATCTCGGTCACTTTGGCCGCGACCTGCGCTGGTGTCCCGATGGATGAGCTGCCGAGGGTCCTGGACTCGATTTCCCAGATCGCCGCTGGCGCTGCCGACCGCGCGGTCTACATGCGCCGCCGCCGCACCAACCTGATCGAGGAGCCGGAAGGATTGAAGCTGGTATGAAAGCGGATGATGTAATTGATTTGCTTAGAGCGAAGTATCCGCTTCCAGCCTTTGCATTGCTTGAGCAGGTCGCCGATGGTACGGGCGCTCGCCACTACCGTTGGGCCGATGCTCTAGTCATGGGTGTATGGCCATCTCGCGGCTACAACCTGCTCGGTTTCGAGGTCAAGATAAGCCGTTCTGATTGGCTCAATGAGCTGCGGAAGCCAGCAAAGGCTGATGCGCTTATGAAGTATTGCAACGGCTGGTATCTCGCCGTCAGCGACGAGAAGATTGTCCAGCCGGGAGAACTACCCGAAACCTGGGGATTGATGGCTGCGAAGGGCGGTCGTATGGCGATCGTCAAGGAAGCGCCCAAGCTCGCTCCCCAACCCTTCACGCCGGAACTGGTCGCGTCGATTCTTCGCAACGTTTTAGTAAGCGACAAAGCTGCGTTGGACAGGGCGAGGGCCGAAGGCGAGCAAACTGGACACGAGAACTCTAGAGCCGCCAAGAAATTGAAGGAACTCAGTGAGGAGGTCGCCGCTTTCGAACTCGCCAGTGGTATCAAAATAAACCAGTATTGCGACGGCAAGGAACTTGGCGAGGCTGTTCATGTCGTGCGGAGCACTCGTTGGCTCAATCTGGACGGCGCAATCAATACGGCAAAGCGCGTGGCCGAAGAGCTGGAAAGGCTGCGCTCTGTAAATCTTATCCAGAAACTCGCCAACGAATCGAAGGATGCACTCGAATCGAAGGATGCACTCCATGGGTAGACGCCCCGCCACGCGCATCCCCAAGGTCGGACTACAGGAGCTGTTCGAGCAAGTCTCCCGCGACCGCTACAACTCGATGGCCCAGCGCTTCGGCCCGAAGCGGAACGAGAACAATGTCGTCATCTCCCCCGGCCGCGAGCTTCCCTTCACCCTCTACGAGTTCCGCCAATGGCTGCTCGGCCCCGAAGTATTCAAGGGCTCCTGGGACAACGTCGTGCAGTGCTCCTACTGCAACACGTTCCTGAACGTCAAGACCATCCGGCTCGACCACAAGATCCCGGCGGCGGCTCCCTGGCTCGGCTCGCTCGGCCTGGAGAACCTATGCCCAGCTTGCGCCGACTGCAATAACCGCAAGGGAAAATGCTCCGCCGAAGGCTTCCGCGCCCTGATCGACTTCCTCACCACCGGCCAAAGCATGGGACGACCGATGGGCCTCGACCCGCGCGACGTGAGCGACATCCTCACCCGTCTGGCCACCGGCGGCGAGGGTGCCAAGATGATGTGGAAGCGTCACTCGAAGGCCCGACATGGAACCTGATCGCCGCGGCTTCTACCGATGCCCCTACGTTTGCGGCGACCCAGATTGGCCCCAGCCGAAATGGAAGACAATCGCTGGCATAGAGAAGCACCTGGCCAAATGCACGCAGAACCCAGCGAACCTCCCGCCTCCCCCTCCACCGCCTCCGGTCGAAGCCTTCGGCGACTGCCCAACCTGCTCGCGCCCGGTTACCAAGGGAGAGTCTATCTGGGTCGGTCCCGCCGGTTGGGTCTGCTTCGGTTGCGCCGCAGACGAAGGCTATTGGGATTGCGCGGGTATGGAACTGGCCGGATTCGAGACGTTTGAAGCTTGACGAAAGCGCTAACAGTCTGATAGTATAGAGATATGTTTACATCGAACTTCAAAACGTCTGGCCGTCACCCCGATGCGGTCGCCATCTCCAACGGCACCAGGGGCTACGACCCTATCCGGAAGTGCCGCGCTCTCGCTCCGCCCATGTGGGCAGTCAAGCGCATCCGCGCTGGCGAGATGACCGAGGCCGAGTTCACTGAAATCTACACGAAGCAGCTCGCCGGCCTCGACGCCAAGAAGATCGCCAAGGAACTCGGAGAGAAGGCCATCCTGCTCTGCTGGGAAGGTCCAGGCGAGTTCTGCCACCGGCACCTGGCGGCGGCATGGTTCGAGAAGCAGCTTGGCGTCCCGGTGCGCGAGCTGCTCCCAGCGGCCAAAGCCGAGCCCAGACAACAGAGGTTGCTATGAACTTTCCGGAATCCGGAATGAGAATGAGAATCAGGAAGTCCGGCCCCAATCACGAGCCTTGGGAGCTATGGATTTTCGTTCCCACTGGAGCTACTACAGGCGAAGTCATCATGGCGCTACCGTTCTTCACGTTCACAGGGGCGGTGAGATATATGCCGCTACTCTGGACAGCTTATGGTGGTAAACTCCCCCCATGTTCCGCGGCTCCCTCCCCAGCTCCGTCCTCTCTATCATCCATGAAGTCGTAGAGAAGTGGCAGACCGACGACATCCGCGTGGCTTGCTCCGGCAACTTCACGATCGAACGCGACCTCCTCCACAATCCAAGTCGATAACGGCGTCTCCTACGTCTACCTACTCTCCGACTTCCCGGTTGCACCGGCCAGCTATGACAAGCTCGCGAAGCTGGTACTCTACGCCGCGCTCTCCCGCGAAGGGCAGGGAATTGCCGAAGAGATGCTCAAGCGCCGCGTCAGCGCAGTTGCGACGACCGCCTTCTCGAAGCGCCCGGTGTCGATGAAGTACCGCGGCCTGTTCCGGCTCACCAGCCGTCAGAACATCGATGCCGACGACCCGATGAATGGCTACGCGGCCGGCGGATTCATGCTGAACTATCTCGCCGACTATGGACGATGGACGCTCCAGGAGGGGCTTGCGGAATGGAAGAAGCGATTCTCGACAAAGGGCAAGCGAGCGGAACAGTAAGCACGAAGCTGGTCCAAATCGACCCGCGTAAGCTCCGCCTCCGCGAGCTGAACGCGCGCTACATGACGCACGAGCAGTTCCAGCTCCTGGTCGCCAACGTGCGCCGCGACGGATGCCTCAGCTCCGTTCCCTTCGCCTTCGGCGTCAAGGAAGCTGGCGAATGGGTCTACGAAGTCCTCTCCGGGAACCATCGCACGAAAGCCGCGATTGCCGCCGGCCTCGACGAGATCTGGGTCATGGTCACGCACGACCCGCTCACCGAGGAGCAGAAGATAGCTATTCAGCTCTCCCACAACGCCATCACCGGCCAGGACGACCCGGCAACGCTCCGCAAGCTCTACGAGCAGGTTGGAACCGTGGATCTGAAAGTCTACTGCGGCCTCGACGACCGCACGCTCGAACTGCTGGAGAAGGTGTCCCCGATCGCCTTCTCCGAGGCAGCGCTCGAGGCCAAGACCCTGACGATGTATTTCCTGCCGGACGAGCTCGAACGCGCGCAGACGATCATCGAAGGTCTCTTGAAGCAGGTAAGCGGCGACCGGACCTGGCTGCTGCGCCACGCCGAATACGACTCATGGCTCGACCTGATGGCCGCGGCTGGAGGATCCAAGGGCGTCAGCAACGCTGCTACCTCCCTGATGGTCCTGCTCGACGTGTTCAGCCGGCATCTGGACGACCTGCAGGAGTATCTGCCCGCCCGCCGCGACCGCGAATACTTCCCGCTCGCAGCCGTGTTCGGCGCCGACCGCATCCCAGCCGCAACCGCCAAGCTGCTTACCGCAGCGCTCTCCAGGCTGGTCGATTCCGGCAAGGCCCCAAACCCCTTGAAGGCGCTGGAACTACTCGCCAAGGATGCCATTGACTGAGCAGCCCGACCCTGCTACTGTTGACGAGTCGTGGTGGCTGGGCCCAGAACGTTGCCGCCACGCTACCGCGGGGGTAGCTCAGTGGTAGAGCGTCGGTCAGGTCAGCCGCAAGGTTGGCTCCAGCCCGGAGGCCGCCGGTTCGAACCCGGAACCCCGCTCCAAGATGCCTGACTGCGGCAGTAGGCGAAAGCCAAAGGCGAAGTGCCGCAGACTTCATAGAGCGCCAGCACACACCCTGGCATGAGCCTGACGAGATTCAGGCCGCCGTCGGAGACTGTCTCCGGCGGCGTTCTCGTCTGGAAGATACCTACCCCACAGGTCCACTTGCGTTAGCCGCACCACGGGCATCCTACGGCATGTTTTCCGGGCGAATCCGTTCGATTACAGAGGACTTGCGCCTCTTGCCTCCCCTTCCACTGGAAATCCACAACCACGCCCAAATGTCCACATTGACGTACTAACAATATGCTGCTATGGTCTTGGTACGAACATAAGGAGACTCACCCCATGAAGTTCATCGACACAACCGACAACGCCATCGCGGTAACCCTGGCCAAGTGGGTCCCGCTCTGCAATAGCCAGAAGGAAAAGCGCGTGCGCCTCGACTTCGAGGTTCCCCTGACAGATGAAGTGCTGGAAGTTGCCCCTCCGACCATCCTCGCCGCAGCCGATACGCTCGGAGTCCTGGCGAACGGCATTACCGAAGCCACGATCGACCTCAGCTTTGATCAATGGCTCGACGTCTTCGAGAAGAGTGACAGCAAGGTGGCGGTCATCGCCCTCGGTCAGTGCCATCTCCAGAACCTCCAGGTATTCCGTCCCACCCCGGCAGACGGCTCGCCCACGACCCGCTACCTCACCTTCTCGACCACGATCAAGCCGGACGACAAGCTGCTCATCCCCTTGGTCTGCTGGGCCACGAAGAACAATACCGAGACGTTCTACCTGCGGATGCAGGAGATCCAGCCCGAGTTCAACATGGGAGCGGGCGAGAAGATCGACTAACTTTGGTGGAGCACCCAGCGAGGACGCGCTCATGGGCGTCTCCGGGAGACAGCGGGCTCCTCGTCCAAGCTGCCACCTTACCCGAGGCCGGGACGTTACGGGCGTATCGTGCCCGGCCATTCTTTCCGGAATCCGGAATCCTATGACGACTAAGCTCAGAACCGTGCGCTCGACCAAGCTGCCTGATTTGAAGGTGGTCATCACCCCTACGCGCGCGAACGATTGGGACACCGGCTCCCAGACCGTCGTCATCGACACCCGCAACTCATCCGTCGTCCCGCACACCCGCTGCGCTCTGGAAAAGACCATTGAACCAGGTACGCACCCCGCACCGAACGAATGGTACGCCGACGTGACCATCCGCGGCTCACGCCTCCGGCTCCCGGTGGAGTTCTCAGAGGTCAGCCGATGAATGTCGCCGCCTTTCCGCTGCAATGGCCGTCTGGCTGGGAGCGCACTAAGTACCCGAGCGCCTCCCGCTTCAAGATCGGAACCGACAAGGCTCACCGGCTGGTGGAGGCCGAAGTCCAGCGCATGGATGGCACAGCCATCGTCATCTCCAGCAACGCTCCGCTCCGCGCAGACGGTAAGATGCGCATGGACCGCGACCCTCTGGACGCTGGCGTCGCCGTCTATTTCACCCGCAACGGTAAGCAGGTTGTATTCGCCTGTGACCGCTTCGACACCATCCGGGAGAACCTGACCGCCATCGGTAAGACCATCGATAGCCTTCGCGGCATCGAGCGTTGGGGAGCCTCGGACATGATGGAGCGCGCCTTCTCTGGATTCAAGGCGCTCGGCACTGGCACGCAACGCCCGTGGGGTGAGGTTCTCGACCTCGACGAAGCTACGGCCACCATCCCTCAGATTGAGGCACAGTTCAAGAGGCTCGCACGGACCCGGCACCCAGACATGAGGGGCGGCTCCCAGGCGGAGTTTCAAGAGCTCAGTGACGCTAGGCAACGGGCGTTCAACGCAAAGATTACCTGACCGCATTGCGCGGTGGGCAAAGTTCCCCTGCTACGCAGGGCGAAGGAGGCAGGACAGATGAAGAAGAAGGGCAAGAAGGAAAGGGTAGACGTTATCAAGGTTGGGGTTCACTTCGATACCTCGGAGTTCGACGCTCAGGTCGCCAAGCTCCACGCTGGCGCTCACGCAATGGAGGGTGCCGCAGAAAAGATGCAGGAGGCCGGCAAGGTCGCACTCGGCCTGGCTATCCCGCTCGGCAATGTGCGGCTATGGTCGGTGAAGTTCCGCTACCCCCTGATGGACGGGGATCGGATTCAAAACTTGACGCCGGTCAACGTGTGTGCACGGAACGTCTCGGGTGCGCTGGTGACGGCCATCTCCAAGGTCAACCGCGACATGGAAGCGAAACGTCGCGAGATCGAACACGACGACGACCTCTCGCCGAACGACAAGAAGGCGGCACTCGCGAGGGTGTTCAACGTCGATGTCGATTCCGTCGTCGATGTTCATGAGATGGATAGCGACATCACTGTTGCGCGGGTCATCCGCGAACCGGCGAATGGCGAACCGCACCAGAGCTAATCCGGAGGCGATGCGTGGTCTGCAAATGGCTCATCACGCATCGCCTTTCCACCATGCGGCGCAAGCGACCACCGGCCCACCGGCATGAGCCATGCGGCATCGGCAAGGCCAAGATCGTAGACTTCCGGGGAACGTCCCTGGCACTCTGCTCCCATCACCGCAAGGCGCTCAAGGCGCGCGGAACGAACCGGAGAAAGATTCCGGAATCCGGAAAGTTGGCACTCGAATGAGTCGAAACACGAAGATCCAATGGGCGCAAGACACGTGGAACGTAATAGCCGGATGCTCGAACGTGAGCCCTGGCTGTCGCATCTGCTATGCCCGCGGGATGAGCCACCGATTGGCGGCGATGGGGCAGAAGAAATATCAGGGCATCACCATCCTCCAGGGCTCGCACGTCGTATGGACTGGCAAAGTCAACATCGACGAAAAGACGCTGCTGGAACCGCTAACCGTCAGCGAGCCCAGAACCTACTTCGTCAACGCGATGAGCGACCTGTTCCATGAGAACCTTGGCGACGTGGCACGCGACCGCATCTGCGCGGTCATGGCGCTATGCCCTCACCATACATTCATCGTGCTGACAAAGCGTGCGAAGGACATGCACCGCTACCTTGCCAGTCACCCTATCGGCATCCATCTCGCCGCGATCGACATCACCAAGGATTGGTTGTCCGCACACCCTCGGGCATACCTGAACTTCTTCGACGACCGCCCAATCGCCGGCACGCTCGGCCCGGACGGATGGAAGGTTCGGACGACATTCCACTTCCCACTGCCGAACGTTGTGTGGGGCGTATCCACCGAGAACAAGGAGACGGCCGCAGAGCGCATCCTCTACCTGCTCCAGACTCCCGCTGCTTACCGCATGATCAGCGCGGAACCGCTGCTCGGACCACTTGACCTCGAACGGCTGGAATACAACGACGGCGAAATCGACCGCTCCGACCCGGACTTTCCCACCCAGAGCGGATTCTGCATCAACGCGCTCACCGGCGAAGCCTTCGACGATGAGAACGGCTCCCTCAGCACAGCTCCCGATGGAGAAGTCCCACTCCTGGGTAAGTTGGATTGGGTGATCGTTGGCGGTGAATCCAGCAAAACTAAGGATGTTCCTACCCCGATGGACCCAACTTGGGCGCGCGTCATCCGCGACGACTGCAAGGCTGCGAAGGTCCCATTTTTCTTCAAGCAATGGGGAGACTGGTGGCCGCACGAGCAAGGCAATTACCCTGGCTCGGAAAGTCTCATGGAACTCTGCTCGGATGAGCCAACGGAACAGTTCGCGCGCATCGGCAAGCTTCGCGCCGGCCATCTCCTCGACGGCAAGGTCCACCAGGAGATGCCGGTTCGACAGGAGGTTGCGGCATGATCGACTCCAAAGTGGAGTTCACTACAGACTACGTATGGGACAAGTCCGGTGGACTTCGTCCACGCCTCTATCTGCGCGTCCTCTGGGCGCAGTCGAACCAATCCGAGCTCGCCAAGATCAACCTTCCCGATGAAATCCGAGGCGTCCTTCTCGCTGGCTGGCAATGCTCCATCTGCAATCGGGTCACCATCTGCTCGGAGATCAACCAGCTCGCGCACGACTGCGACGAGGTCAAAGCCTATCGCGCAGCCAACCCGAAGAAGGCGCTGGTCGAAGGTGCATGGGTGCGGATTGTCTCGTCGCCAAGGCCAGAGTCGCAGAGGTTCATCGGCATGATCGGGCAGGTCCGGACGGTAGGTCCTGATCAGATAGCCGAAGTGAAATTCGACAAGCTCCAGGCGCTGCTCGTCGACGAAAGCATGGTGGAACCTTGCAGCCCGCAGATTCCGGAATCCGGAAAAGCCAGAGCCGTCCGCCACGTCCTCCAATGCTGCTGTAAGGATGGCCTGGACCTCGACCTGCTGGTCAAGGATGTCCTGCGCGCCGTCGATGGAGCGCTATAATTCCCTGTACATCACGCTAATACTTTGATAGTATTTGTATATGGAAACACCGACACAAACCGGCTGGCTCGATCCCATAATCGCCGAGCAGGTCGCCGCAGGTTCCTTCGCATCTCTTCCGGCAGATGTTCGCTCCGACGTGGCAAGCTATTCCGAGGCGGACGAAATGGAGGCTGGCCAATGACCTACGCGACCCTCCACCAATGCCTCACCGAAGCCGAGGAGCGCGTAAAGAACACGCGGCTCCCGCAACCGGCCCGGGACAGCTCCGCGGAAACCGTCCAGCTCATCCTCCAGCGCATGAAAGCGGAAGGGCTCACCCGCTCCGATCTGAAAGCCGATTACGATCGCGCCATGCTCCAGCTTTTCCGGAATCCGGAATCGAGGGCTGCATGACCTACCTCGCCATCCTCGGAATCGTCTGGCTCGCAACCTACCTCTTGCAACGCCTCGCCTGGCTCTGCGGAATGATCTGGCTCACACTCTTCGGGCGCCGCGTTCCCGTCAACCCGCCACCGCCGGGAGAGACCAAAACCGTTCTGGTCATGCCGGCCAGAACTGAACTCATCGGGAGGAAATCCGCATGATTCATCTCGCTCTGATACTCGCCCTGATGCACCCGCAGGTAGCAATTCCATGCACTCTCGCCACACCATGCGGTGAGGTATCCATGCAACACTCTCCTCCCTTGCAGACGCAGGGCGTAGTAGTCCCGCCGATGGTCGTCCCTGCCGTGACCGAGTTCTACGGCAACCCCGGCTATCAGGTGTGCGACATGGGCGCGTGTACGTGGATTGAGGCCAATCCGAAGTATGACCCACCGGGCCTCTACACGTACCAGAAGAGTCGCTTTACCTGCCTCGATAAGCGCCGCGTCCTCGTGACGACTGAGGCCGGAATCGCGCTGTGCATCCTGTTCCCCGAAGCGCAGAGCGAGTTCACTTGGCCCGATGTTTCGTACAAGATGCAGAGCGGCGGGACGGCAACAATTTCAACCGATGCACCCGTGAAGCACTGCCACATGCACAAGCACTACAAGGTGAGGACGTGCAAGGTTCACAAAGGAGAAAGCAGATGATTTTCGTTTTCGGCTCAAACAAAGACGGCCATCATGCAGGCGGCGCGGCCCGTTACGCTCACCACTCAAAGGGTGCTGTCTGGGGCGTGGGCGAAGGCTTGCAAGGTGACTCCTACGCCGTGCCTACAATGGGAACCTTTGGCGATACCTTTGAGGCCGTGCAGCAATTCAAGGACTTCGCCCGGAACCACGAAGACCTCAGTTTTCAGGTCACGCGCCTGGGCTGCGGTATTGCAGGTTTCAAGGATGCGGAGATCGCCCCGCTATTCGTAGACGCTCCCACCAACTGCCTTTTTGATGAGGCGTGGCGCGAGTACCTTCCAACCGATAAACAGTTTTGGGGAACATTCTAAGGAGATTGTCATGGCAAAGGTCTTAGTGATTCGGACGTGCAGAGCAGATGGAACGTCGCACAGTGGTTTTCAGTGGCCTACTTCCGGCCCGGTGGAGTGCCCTGATTGGGATGCTACCCCGCGCTGTGGAGGAGGTCTGCATGGGCTTCTGTGGGGTGACGGCGATTGGTCGTTACTCAATCAGTCTCACGATGCAATCTGGCAGGTAGTGGAGGTTGAGTCGGAGGCCATCGTCAAGATCGACGAGCAAAAGGTGAAGTTCCCGCGTGGCGTAGTCGTCTACAGCGGCGGTATGGCTGAAGCGGTAACGATGGTGCTCAATCATCAGCAGCATTTCAAGGATATGCTTACTGAGGTCAAGGCGAACGCCAAGAAGGGGGAGCCTACCAATATCTCCTCAGGGGACTCCAGCACGGCGGCATCCTCAGGGGACTCCAGCACGGCGGCATCCTCAGGGTACTCCAGCACGGCGGCATCCTCAGGGAACTACAGCACGGCGGCATCCTCAGGGGACTCCAGCACGGCGGCATCCTCAGGGGACTACAGCAAGGCGGCATCCTCAGGGGACTCCAGCACGGCGGCATCCTCAGGGAACTCCAGCACGGCGGCATCCTCAGGGTACTCCAGCACGGCGGCATCCTCAGGGAACTCCAGCACGGCGGCATCCTCAGGGGACAAGACTATCGCTATGGCGGCAGGCCGTGGCTGCATTGTGCAAGCGGGGAAGGATGGATGCTTTGCGTCTGCGTACTCAGACGGCAAGCGTGACCGTATCCTAGTCGGCTACGTTGGCGAAGATGGTATCAAGCCGGATGTGGCGTACAGGATCAACGTGGACGGCAAGGGCAACGCGAAGTTCGTAGAGGCGTAGCGGACGTGCAGCGTGAAGAAAGTAGGTAAGTGATGGCATACGATCCTAACGCATGGAACTGGCAAGACACGGTGATGGCCGTTATCTGCTGGGGAACAATCCCCGCCGTATTACTATTGCGCTGGCATCTTGACCGTCAGTGGCAAAAGAAGTTTGGCGAACGCAAGCCAAGGTGAGGACGTGCAAGGTTCCGGTTACTGGAAAGGAGAAGTGATGTACGACATCTGCGACCGCTATATCGGCTATGACGAATGGTGCGACTGTTGCTCATGCAAAGCCGCTCGCGTCCAAGCCGAGATTCAGCGCAAAGCCGAACGCCAGAGAGCGCATGAAGCCGCCGTTGTGAAACAGAAAAGCGTCCTGAAGCCCATCGACCGCAGCAACATTCAACCGCGCAATATATAGACACCCACGCACCACCAACCAGAAAGGCACACCATGAACACCGAATTGGACCAACGTCTCGCCGAAGAGCTAGAAGAGCGCACCGAGTTCTGCGACTGGATTTCCGTCTGCTGCTCTTGCTGCCCCACCAAAGCAACGCCAACCGGATGCGCGGCTCTGCCCCAAGGTAGCTGCTCTGTGACCGGAACGAAGTAAGGAAGGAAGGAAGGGAAGCCGTGAAGAAGCTACATAAACTCAGCGGGCCGTTCTACACGCATACCTATTGTGGAGTCGGGCGCGTAGGTGTGCTTCCCTATGTCAAGGGAGGTATGGAAAGCAACTTCGTCTGGAACGACACCAAAGTCACCTGCGAAACATGTAGGAAGAAGGCTGGATTGAAGTAGCCCCAACACGGCCCAGGCCGAAGGAGAAGAGCATGGCAGAGTGGATCAGCGTGAAGCGGCGCAAGCCGAAGTCGGGACAGATGGTATGGGTCGCTTGCTATCGTAACAGGCACAAGGAATACGTTGTGCATGAAGCCGTCTACAACCCGGATATCGAAGATTTTCCATTTAGCGGAGACGGGCCAAGCGTTCGATATTGGATGCCACGCGAAGACAAACCAGCCCCGCCGAAGTTTAGGAAGGAGAGCAGAGATGGCAGTTTGGATTGACGTAAAGGATCGTATACCGGAGTGCAGCGGTGCGGTGCTCGTATGGGAGCCGGAACGTCAGAACGAGTTTACGGCTTATTGGCGAAATTGCATCTGTCGCCATTGCCCCGGACACTGGTACTTCTTCGGTTCACCCGGCACGGACGAAATTATGCAGGAGATTACCCACTGGCAGCCGTTGCCCGATCCTCCAGCCACTCCCCGGAAGGAGACACATGGACAGTAAGCTAAAGGAACTCGCATTGAAGGCCAATCAAGATGAGTGGTTTTCTGGTTACGACGAGGAAAAGGATGATGCCTTTGTCTACACCAAGCTGCCGCTCGAAAAGGCTGGCCCGAACGCAATCCACGTTCTCTTCAATTCAGATTGGGGAACGGAGGAAGACGCAGCCTACATCGCCGCCGCCAACCCCGCAGCCGTGCTTAACCTCATCACGCGGCTGGAGAAGGCCGAAGAGTTGCTAGGCGGATGTGTGATACAAAGCGACTGCGACGGTGAGTGTGGCGACCCCGCGAATTGCGCTCACGCTGAGGCGAAGGCATTTCTGGAGGCAGAGCGATGAACGACACACTGAAGCCACTCCCATCCAAAGTCCTGTTGAGCGCCGCATTGGATGAGATGATTGCCGACCGTGACGCATGGAAGGATCGTCACGCTGCATTGGAACTCGACCGCGACAGGTGTCTGGAAGAGGCTCTTGAATGGAAGGCCCGCGCAGAGAAATACGAAGAGAAGAACGCGGCCTTGCGTGAATCAGCCAAGATTGCTGCTGCTGAGGTCGCGGCAACGCTTGAGTTCATGGCCTCACACAAGGGATGGGTCAACTGGTGGGCGGACGGTTTTCTAGGTGAAGAGGTTGCCAGCAACGCCAAGCAGAATTGGGCAACACTGGGAGAATTCCTTAAGCAGTCAGGGAAGGGCGTTGAGTTCATCAAAAGACTGGAGAAGGCTGAAGAATCAGCCAAAGCAGCCGAGCGCAAGGGGATGGAGAAGGCGATTGAGATTGCGCGCGGAGCCTGGACTTCTGCCGCAAAGAAGTACCCATTCTTTTGCAACTTTCCAGACATTGAAGCGGCCATACGCGCCGCAATGGAGGAGTAGACATGCCAGCAGATAACATGGACGAGTACGAAGATGCAGACCCGATTCCTGAGCCTTCCTACGTTCCCCCGCAGACCGCCGCAAGTGCGTGACGTGCCCACACCCTCAGCACAGCGGCCCGTGCACAGACCCTATGTGCCTTTGCACCCGCTACCCTGAATTGCACGAAGGGGAAGCCACACCTTCAGCGGCTCCCCGGGGCTGGCCGATTGAGCTTGCACCCAACCCCCCTCCAGGCCCATACTCTATCCCATGCCGAGTCTCGCCCCAGATGCCCTAAAACCATGGGACATGCAGGAAAATGAAAGCGCCCAAGCCTTCGAGGCCTTTCTCGCCTACCGGGATCTCGGCGCCGAGCGTTCTATACCCAAGGCTGCGGCAAAGCTGAGGGACGGACAGGGGAAGAGCGATACCCTGCTCGAACAGTGGTCCAGCAAGCATGGCTGGGTCCGCCGCTGCTCCGCATGGGACCGCCATCAGAACCGCGTAATCAACGAAGAAGTCCTCAACGGCACGGCCGAGATGCGCCGCCGTCAGGCATCCCTCGGCATCGCCTTCCAGAACCGGGCTGTCAACGCCCTGCGCAAGCTCACAGACGCCGACCTCGACAAGATGAGCGTCCAGCAGTTGATGGCGCTGGGCAAGGTCGGCTCCGACATGGAAGCCCGGGCCCGGACGGTCAAGCCGGAGGAGATCGAGTCCCACGAGCGGTACGACACGCCGATGTTCACGATTGAGTTCCTGCCGGCCAAGCCGCCAACGATGGTCCTGGTACGGATGCCGAACGGGGTGAGCGGCTACATCCCAGAGGACGCGCTGCCGCAGTTCAAGATCGATCACCCGGAGGGGACGGTGGTAATCGCATGATCCCGCCGCACTTCGACCGCCCACCCTTAGTCCAGGTCTACCAGGCCGCAGATGACCCCTTCTCCCACTATGGCGGGCACATCGCGGAGATCGACTGCTTCGTCAAGTATGGCGGCTCCATGCTCCCGCCAGTCCGGGCCAACCGGATTCAGTTCCATGAGAAGCTCGCGCCTCTGTTCGAGCCACACCGGTACAAGATCCTGTACGGAGGCCGCGGTGGGGTAAAGTCCTGGTCCATAGCCCGGGCCCTGCTCATCCTCGGCCAGCAGAAGCGCCTCCGCATCCTCTGTGGTCGCGAGTTCATGAACACGATGGAGGACTCGGTACACCGGCTGCTGAAAGACCAGATCGAGCTTCTCGGCCTAAGCGACTGGTACCACGTCACCGCGAAGAGCATCACCGCACCAAACGGCACGATGTTCCGCTTCGTTGGGCTGGGCGACATGAGCACCGGCGCCAGCCGGACCAAGCTGAAATCCTTCGAGAGCTTTGACATCCTCTGGGTCGAAGAAGCAGAGAGCGTCACCGACCGCACCTGGGAAGTCATCATCCCGACCATCCGCAAGAAGGGCTCGGAGATCTGGATCAGCTACAACCCGAACCTGGCCAGCGATGCGACCTATCAGCGCTTCCATCCTGACGGCACGGGCATACCGGCCGGCGCCGCGGTGATCGAGCTGAACTGGCGAGAGAACCTCTGGTTCACCGATGAGATGCGCTTCGAGAAAGATCACGCCTTCCTCACGGACCCAGAGGCCGCAGCCCATATCTGGGACGGCCATCTCCGGATGCACGCCGACGCTTGCATCTTCAAAGACAAGTACATCGTGCATGACTTCGACACCCCGGCTGATGCCGTGTTCCACCATGGCGTCGATTGGGGCTTCGCCATCGACCCGCAGGTCATCCTCCGCTCCTACATCACCGGCAGCATTGGGGAAGAGGAACTCTGGATTGACCGGGAGGGCTGGCAGGTTGGCCTGGAGATCAACGACACGGCTGCAATGTGGGATCAGACCGTGCCCACCGCGCGCAAGTGGCCCATCAAAGCGGACAGCGCCCGTCCGGAACTCATCTCCTACATGCGTCGCCAGGGATTCAACATCGAAGCCGCTGAGAAGTGGGAGGGGTGCGTCGAGGACGGCATCGCCCATCTCCGCGCCTTCCGGAAGATCCACATCCACACCCGCTGCCGGCACACCGCCGACGAGTTCAAGCTCTACAGCTACAAGATCGACAAGGCCACCGGCCAAATCTTGCCGATGGCAGTTGACAAACACAACCATTGCCCCGATGCTGAACGCTACGCGCTCGACGGCTTTATCCAGCGCCGCGGGCTGCTGGGCATGTGGGAAAGATTGGGAGCATGAGACTTCGTGCTACCATCGCTCATCCGGAGAGTCTCGATGCCGCCGAAGCGCAGCGCAACTAAGACGAGGGATCAAGCGCTGGCCGATGAGGCCGCAACCCTCGACGCTCTCCAGACCCAGACGAGGAAACGCAAGGGCCGCTCCGCCGCTACAGGCAAGACCTTCGACAGCTTCAACAATTTCGCCGCGAAGCTCGGAGTCGGCGCTGACAACCTGCTCAGTTCGAGTACGTATGGCTTCAACCCGATCACCCGCATCCGCACGCTGCTCGAATGGATACACCGCGGGAGCTGGATAGGCGGCCTGGCGATCGATGTCGTAGCGGAGGACATGACCCGCGCGGGCGTCGACATCCTGGGCGAGCTCAAGGCCGAGGACCGCACCAAGATCGAAGAGGCCGCGACCAGCCTCGATGTCTGGGGAGCCACAGCCGACAACGTCGCATGGTCAAGACTCTATGGCGGGTGCATCGCCGTACACCTGGTCAAGGGTCAGGATTACTCGACACCGCTCAAGATCAACACCGTAGGGAAGGGCCAATACTGCGGGCAGATCGTTCTCGACCGCTGGATGGTGCGACCATCGCTGGAGGATCTGGTCACCGAGGAAGGTCCCTTCATGGGCCTCCCGAAGTTCTACACGGTCGACGCCAACGCTCCCGGGCTCCGCACGAAGAAGATTCACTACACCCGGGTCATCCGGCTGGAAGGCGTCAGGCTCCCCTACTGGCAGCGCGTCGCCGAGAACATGTGGGGCATCTCAGTTCTCGAGCGCCTCTTCGACCGCCTGGTCATCTTCGACTCAGCGACGACCGGCGCTGGGCAGTTGGTATACAAGGCCTACATCCGCACCTACGCCATCAAGGGCCTCCGCGAGATCGCCGCCGCCGGCGGCAAGGCGATGGAAGGGCTCATCAAGCAAATCGAGCTGATGCGCCAGTTCGCAAGCTCTGAGGGCATCACCTTACTCGACGCCGAGGACGAATACAAAGAAGGCGGCACGACCGCCTATACCGGCCTCGCCGACGTCCTGATGCAGTTCGCCATGCAGATCAGCGGAGCGCTGCAGGTTCCCCTGGTCCGGCTGCTCGGCCAGTCACCGGCCGGCTTGAACTCCAGCGGCGAGTCCGACCTCCGGACGTACTATGACGGCATCCTCCAGAAGCAGAACCGCCAGCTCAAGATCGGCATGACCATGACGTACCGGATGCTCGCACAGAGCGAGGGCATCAAAGTTCCGGACGGCTTCGGTATCCAGTTCCGGTCGCTCTGGCAGTTGACCGAGAATGAGAAGAGCGAGATTGCCGAGCGCGACACCCGCACCTTCACCGACGCGGTCGAGAAGGGCGTGGTGACCCCGGTTGTCGCCATGCGCGAGATGCGTAACAGCGGAACGCGCACCGGCCGCTGGACCATGATTCCTGACCAGGTGATTGAGGACGCCGAGGCAGAGGCGCAGGTTCCCACCGCGACGAAGGTCGAAGTTGCCGAAGTCAATGCCGGCGAGGAGCCAGGAGTTGAGGAGCCCGCCCCGAAGCCTGGAGCGAAGCCCTGATGCCACGCCGACCCTGCGCAGCCTCCGTCGCCATCTTCGAGTTGTCAGGGACGACCCGCCGCATAGACCCGAACCGGCTGGAGCTGAAAGTCTGCGAGCGGTGCGGAGACAACTTCACTCGCAAGATCGGGAGCGGGCGCCGCGACTGCCCTAAGTGCCTCGACCAGCCCTTACCGATGGACGAGCGACCGCAGACCGTCTCACTCTCCTACCTGATTCAGCTTCTCCGCGAGCATAAGGATGAGGTCGAGCCGGACCCCCGCCCCGCCGCTCCCATCTCTCCCATCCGTCACCGCCGGCCCATCATCGACCCGCACAAGGCTCCCTGGCCCGGCTATGAATTCAAGCCCAACCGCTTCGAGACAGCCTGATGGCCCCAAAGCCCACACCCCCGCCCGCGCGCCCAACGCTCAAAGAGATCGCCGACATCCGAAAGCAGACCCGCGAGCGCTTCCGCATGAAGGCAATCGCAGAGCGCGAGTTCGGCATGAAGTTGGTCGGAGTAGGACGGCAGGTTGGCCAGCTCGTACGCGGCTTTGAGGAGGCGGGCGTCATCGTTGACCCCGCTAGCCTACGGGCTTCCCTGCTCGCTTACGCCGAGGCCCTTGCGCCGTGGGCAAAGTCAATCGCCGAACGGATGCAAGCGCAGGTTTCCCAGCAGGACCTCCGAGCATGGCGTCAATTCGGTGCGGAGATAGGTCGCGCACTCCACCGCGAGGTAGAAGAAGCCCCCACCGGCCTACTCCGCCGCAACCTGATGGACGAGCAAGTCCTCTTGATCAAGAGCCTCCCGCTCGAAGCCGCCCAGCGCGTCCACCATCTCACCCGCGAGGCCCAGCTCACCGGCCGCCGGGCAGCAGAGATCGCAGACGAGATCCGAGAGAGCGGCAACGTCACCATCGGCCGCGCCAAGCTCATTGCTCGGACGGAAGTAGCGCGCACGTCATCCCTGCTGGTCCAGGCGCGCGCGCAGCATATCGGCTCCGAGGGTTACGTTTGGCGCACCCGCAAAGACTCGGACGTAAGACCGGCCCTGAGTATGCCGCCCGCCGAGCGCGCGCGCTTCATCGGCTCCCACCGCGCCCTGGAAGGCAGGTTCATTCGTTGGGACGACCCGCCCATCTCAGGGTCAGGCGGACAGAGGGCACATGCCGGCCAGATTTTCAACTGCAGATGTTGGCCAGAGCCACAGATTCCGGACCTATAGCCGCTGGCCGAACAGCAATGCCAGCGCGAGGAAGAACATCCCGAGCCATCCGAACGAGATGCGCGACTGCCAGGTTGTCGGTGCCGGACCCGCGGGCGCCGAACTCCAGAAGAAGGCAGCGATGAAGAAGCAGAGCACGGCGAAGGCGAGCAGGACGATGTTGACGTAGGGCGGCATTGGAAGTACCTCAGCGGGCTTAGAGGCGGGCGGTTCGCAGCAGGTTGCATGTCTATTGTTATTGTGTTAGTGTTACGCCTATGGCTCACCATTTCCCGATGCGCACGGAATCCTCGGTGGCTCCGCACGAGGAAGAGGACTTGTCAGTGGTGCCAATCGGCGCGCCCGTTCGCCGCTGCGCGACCTGCCCCACGATCCTCTCGCAGTACAACCATGAGGATCAGTGCAACCCCTGCCAGAAGCGCGATAGAAAGTCGCTGCCGGTCGAGAGGCCAACCCCCTCCCCTCGCTCGATGCTTTCCGGAATCCGGAAAGTTGAACCGGGACGACGGCCCTATGCGACACCCATCTCGCGCTACAGCGGAAAGACTTGCATTGTGGCCGGGTGCGACCAGCAATTGAGCTGGGAGAACAAGAGTGGGAGATGCACCCGGTTCCACGGCTACATCTGCAACGGCACGAAGATGAAGGACGGGACGCTCTGGGTCAACGAGAAGGCTCCGAAGCGCAATGCGGCACCACGCACCTTTGGCATCGGTCCAGCTCACAGGGTCGCCTTGGATGACCGGCCGCAGAAGGTGATCGTCCTCGACGCCATCAAAAACGGCGCAAGAACCTCTCGGGAGCTTGCCGAAAGAACCGGCCTCGGCATTGAGACCTGTTCGGCCATCTGCTCGCTTTTGCGCGGTGCCGGAGCCATCCAAATTGTCCAGATGGAGGGTCGGCTCATCCATTGGGGAATTGTCCAGAAAGCGCCCGATATTTCCACGGAAAGCACAGCCCCAGAAGAGGTTACCCTGACAGTCGAGGCAAACGTCATGGGAGGCCACTTGGACAAGCTGACATCGCGCACGATCAAGATCGAAGATCTCCCACCGGAGAAGCCCCGCCTCCGCCCTCCCATGGGCCGCTCCGGAGCGCTCTGGGCCAAGCTGCTCGCGCTCGCCCCTGGCCACGCTGAGGAAGTGGAGAACCGCGACGAGCGCCATGCGGGGAACACGCTGGTCCACATCCGGCGCCGGGCCAAGGAAGCTGGTCGCGTGCTTTTGGAGCGCAAGGTCGGGTCTATGCTTTACCTCTGGCTGGAGCCGGAGAAGAAGGGATCCAAATGAATCCAGTCGTGCGCATCGGCACCATCATCGGGAACTGCATCGTGATCTTTGTTTGCGGAACCTTCGTGCAGCATTTCAGCCGGCCCTTCCGCTTGGCTGGCATCGTGATCGCGCTATTCTGCGCGGCGGGCTGCCTCTGGAACATCCTGATCCTGTTGGCCAAAACCTTCGCGCACGCGGTTCATCGGAACAACCCCTGCGATGCGGTAAACTTCGGCATGGCCTGGCTGGCGAACCGCGATGCTGGCCGCGACCCGCGCTTTCTCTGCTACCTGCCCATCGGTCACGAAGGCGACCACTGCTCGGTTGCTGGCATGTGGTCACGCGGGAGAGAATTGGACGAGGCAACGATCGACGCGCAGACGCGCAGAATGGCGAGGCCAGATGGACAACCCAATTGAGCAGTCGCCGAAGCCTCCCTTATTTTCAGAGTCTTGCGGTAATAATATGCAGCCTTGGACTGGACCAATTTCCGATTGCATCCTGCCAAAAGGCCACGCAGGAGTCCACAGAGATACCGTTGGATGTTGGTGGCAGTGGCCTTTAGAATAATTTCCTTTACGATTTGAGGACGTGAACGTGAACGTGAACGATAAGTACCTGACCTATTGGGTCCGGGCATGAAGCCGCTCGACACCCGCTGTCCGACCTGCCAGGCCGCACCAGGCTCGATCTGCCGCGACCTCGCCCGCGGTGGCTACGATCGCTTCCCGATGGAGATTCACCACAAGTCGCGCATCGAGCAAGCGCTTGGCCCGAACGCCCGAGTAGAATCGGCATTGGACAGCATCGCTCGATGGGACACTTTGCGATACGGAGATAGAGCATGAACCGCCGCAGCTTCCTTCGCACCGCCGCTCTCGCCGCAGTAACACCGGCCATCCCGAAGCCGCGCTACGCCGAAAGCCTTGGCTTCACCGAAGCTGATTTCGGGGAAGGGATACCATAGACCCATGATCACGCCCGTCCGCTCGACGACGCTCGACTTCACGGTAGATGGCACTTCGACCACCTTCGCGGTGGACCTCTCGACGCTCCCGCTCGGGTTGAACTTCACCGGCCAGCAACCGCAGGGTATCCAGAGCCTTGTCGTCCTCGGAGCGGCCAGCGCGGTTGTTACAGGCGTCACGGCTACGATTGCGGGCTCCATCCTCCGGCTGACCTTCATGACGGCTCCGCCCAAGCTCGACGGGTCGAGCAACCTGATCACCTACGTTGCGACCTTCCTGCTCCAGTTCCTCAGCTACGCATGAGCGGAGTCTCCATAACCCGCCGCGAGTTCACCGACCGCGCTACCGCGGCGATGGCCGCCATCCCACACACCTACGGGCGGATCCACGCTCGACCGGTCAACGAAGGCCGCTGCAAGTCATCGGTTGGACCATGGGCTCGGTGGCAGCGGTGTCTTCTCCAGCAAGGGCATGAAGGTGAGTGCATCTGCCTCCGGGAAACCGGCCCGCTGGTCCTCACGATTCCGGAATCCGGAAAGGCGGCTTGACGCATACGGTAACCTGCTTTCAGGAGTCACCGCCAATGCGCAAGCTTCGCACCCTCTCCATCGTCCTCACTGTTGCCGCCGTCGTGCTCGGCATTTTCATCCCTGCCCTGCTCATCCCGGCGCTGGTCGTCTGCGCGCTCCTGGCCTATGCCTCCAGCGGCGAATCGCCCAAGCGAACGCCCCGCATCGCCTTGGCGTTCTGCCTCTGCATGTGCTTCCTGGCCGCGCGGCCCTCCCACGCTCAGGTCGTCTCCGGAGCCACGCCTACCATCTCCCCGAACATAGCCTATCCGGTTCAGAGCTTCACCGCGACCAGCCAGACCAGCTCGACCATGGTCCTCGGCGGCGCCAGCTACGGAACCTTCACCGTCTACGGAACCTCCCTGACGACCGTCACCCTCGGTATCCAGGGCACGAATGACAACGTGCATTGGTTCGCGCTGAATAGCGCAGCGATCACCGCGGCCGGCACCCTCGCCACGACCCAGACCGTGACCACCACTGGCCTGTTCATAGTGAACCTGAGTGGGCTTACGGGCGTTCGATTCGTGACCTCTGGCACCTTCACCGGGACCAGCGCATCCGTCCGCCTCGTCGTATCCGCCAACAAGGGCTTGCTCTAAAAGGGGAGTCCATGAAGTCGCTTGCCTTCACGGTCGATTCATACACCCCGGCACAGGCCATTCTTACCAAGCGAATCCCGGAGAACGTGAAACGCGCGGAGCTTGTGGCCTATTTTGAGAAAGAAGAGCGCCTGACGCGCGGCCAGGCCCTTGAAGAAGCCAACCGCCTGTTGAGCAGGACAGAAGACGCCTTCCCGCAGCCGCATTTGCCTCACAAGTTCGAGCCGACCGGCTCGTATCTCGGCCATCCGGCCCAGCCTGATCGTTGCGTACATTGCGGGCAGAGCAAAGAGAAAGGGCCGCACGAGGGTACGCACGACTCAACCCACGACATCATGGCGAGCGAGATCCGGGAGAAGCTTGGCCTGAGCCTTGAGTCCTGGGAGAAGCTCTCTCCGCAGGAGAAGCAAGCCAAGGCTCGCGAAGCGCTCGGAAAGACGCAGGACACGAAGACTTCTAAGGAGCTCGTTCAAGCAGCCATGAAGGAAGGTCGCAAGACGCCTTCTGAGCTTAGCCAAGCTACGGGGCTCCCTTCTTATGTAGTGCGGGAAGTTCTTCGTGAGATGTTTCCTGGCTCTCTCGACGGCAAGACCACCGATATGCGGTTCTACACAACCGAGAAGATCGGCCCGAACCGCTTCCTCACCCCCGAAGGCTTCCTCTACTGCCAAAACACGCCCATCGCCCGCACCGGTATCCAGATCTACGGGCCGGATGAGACTCCGCTCAAGCCCGGCCCGGACGGGTTGGTACATATCGACCGCCGTCCAGAGGACGTATTCAAGTCCGTCGTCATCGATAGCGCCAACGGCAAGCCGCTCATCAACGAGCACCCGGACCCGGAACTCTACCCCGATGGCGAGGTCAATCCCGCCAACTGGAAAGAGCTCGCCGCTGGCATCATGATCCAGGCCCGCCGCGGGTCCCCGCCGGACGAGATGCTCCTGGTGGCCGACCTGCTCATCTGCGACCAGGCGATCATCGGGCTGCTTTACGACCGGGAAACAGGGCTTGCAGTGGATGATAAGGTCGAGTTGTCGCTGGGATACGACTGCGAGTATGTCGAAGACGCTCCCGGCATAGGCCATCAAGAGGACATCGTGGTGAACCACGTTGCCCTTGTAGATTCGGGTCGCTGCGGCGCCCGATGCGCAGTAAGGGATTCAGCTCTGCCGTCCACAAAGACGTGCCGATGCCAGGAGGCAGGACCAATGACTTTCGACGCCGCGAAGCGCAACCTACGCAAGGCTCTCGACTCCAAGGACGCCAAGGAGATCGACGCGGCCATGAAGGAACTCGACAAGGCCAAGGACGAAGAGGTCGAAGAGGCCGAGAAGAAGGCGAAGGAAGAGGCCAAGGACAAGAAGAAGTCCAAGGACGCCGACGGCGAAGAGGAATGGACGCCGGAGAAGATCTCCGCACGCTTCGAGGCGCACGACGCCAAGTTCAAGGCTCACGATTCCGCGATGGAAGGCCTCGAAGGCCGCATCAAGGCTTGCGAGGAAGCGACCACGCACGACGAAGAGTCCAAGGAAGAGGAGAAGAAAACCGAGGACGCGATGGAGGAGGAAGCTCCCGAGGGCACCGGCGACAAGGCCCGGAAGTCCAAGGACAGCGCCTATCTGGAGGAGTCAGTCCAGGCCACCATCTCCGGCTGCGAGATCATCGCCCCGGGCCTCCACTACCCCACCTTCGACAGCGCCACGCCGCGTCGCAAGACCCTCGACACCATCTGCGCTCTCCGGCGCCGCGCGCTGGGCGTCTTCGCCTCGACCATGGACGGTGCTGGCACGGTTGCCGCACTCCGCGGCGGCAAGGTGCTCACCCAGGACGGCCTTACAAAGATGACCTGCGACGACGTTCGCACCATCTTCCGCGGCGCTGTCGCCGCCAAGGGCCGCAGCAACTCGGAGCCCGAACGCATCAGCGCGACGCGCACTCACGATGCCAAGCCGACGTTGACCCTTGCAGACCTCAACAAGCGCAACCGGGCGTTGTTCCCGGATAACAAGTAAGCGCTCGCAGTTACGCAGTTCCGCAGCACCCGGGCAACAGCCCGACCGGAAGGAGCAGTTAGTCATGATCAGCGTGAACCCTCAGTTTCCCCGCCGGCTCGGCCGCCGCATGACGCACGACGGCGCGTTCACCTACCGCATGGGCGCTGGCTTCGCTGGCGACATTGCTCGCTTCCCGCGCGCCATAGTCGAGCCCTGCTACATCTCGCCGAATACGGCGGTCCCCTTGCAGCCTGGCCTCGCGGTGGTAGTGGACACTTCGGTCAATGGCGTGCGGGTGCTCCAGTCGAGCGACTCGGCCCTGACCTCCATCTACGGCGTCGTCGTCCGCGTCTATCCGACGCAGCAGACCACGGGCGGCATGAGCGCTTCGTTTGGCGCAGCCAACGTCCCCGGTCCCATCGTCGACATCCTCCGCTTCGGCTACATCATGGTCCCGATCGTTGGAGCTGTGACCAAGGGCCAGGCCGTCAACGTCTGGATTGCCGCCGCTTCCGGCAGCCATATCCAGGGCGGCTTTGAGTCGGCAAGCTCGGGCGGAAATACCATCACCCTCTCATCGGCTCGGACCACGTTCAACGGCCCGGCGGACACGCTCGGCATCGGTGAGCTCATCTTCGAGGTCTAAACCGCGCAAGGCGCATGGCAAGGCCGACCGGGCGGTAGAAGTACCCGGCAAAGTTTAGAAGGTCGCCACACAAGGGCGGGAGGAACGGAAATGCTCAGCTTCGACCATCTTCGCAATGATGAACCCGCATATCAGCCGGGCCAGCGGCTGGGGAGCTGCCGCACCCATGACGGCAAGACCGTTGACTCGACGGGCGCGTTCCTGCATGGCGAGCTGGAGCGTATCGACCAGACGCTGAACATGCCGCTCGTCGACATCACATGGATGCGCGACATGGACCTCCGTGAGGACATCACGATCGCGGATGAGTTCTCCAGCTTCACGAACTCGACCGTCGCGTCGCAGGGTGGCCTCGGCACCGGCAACGCCGTCGGCACCGGCAAGGCATGGATGGGTAAGGACTCCACGCAGATCGCTGGCGTTGGGCTCGACATCAAGAAGACGCCGAACCCGCTGAACGTCTGGGGCATGGAGGTCAAGTACGACATCCTGGAGCTCGCCTCCGCCGCCAAGCTCGGCCGTCCCATCGACGCATCGAAGGTCGACGGCATGGAACTCAAGCGCCAGATGGACATCGATGAGCAGGTCTACATCGGCGACATCACGCTGAACATCGGCGGCCTGTACAACTCTAGCGCCGTGACCAACGTCACGAACCTCCCGATTGGCGCGCAGGGCTATTCGCAGTGGCTCTACAAGACGCCCGACGAGATCCTCGCGGACTTCAACCTCGCGCTGACCTCGGTGTGGTCTGCAAGCGGCTGGGCTGTGAAGCCGAACCGCATCCTGCTCCCCCCCACGCAGTTCGGATTCATCTCGACTGCCAAGGTGGCGACCCAGGCTGGCCTGGTCTCGATCAAGACCTACATCGAGCAGAACAACCTGCTCACCGCGAACGGTGGAGGCAAGCTCACCATCGAGGCCTGCAAGTGGGGCTTCGGAACCGGCGCCGGCGGCACCATCGGCGTCCAGGGAACGGTCGACCGCATGGTCGTCTACACGAAGGAATACAAATTCGTGCGCTTCCCGCTCACCCTCCAGAACCGCACGCCGATTCAGTACGACGGCCTGTGGCACAAGACCTACTACTACCACCGCATGGGTGGCGTCGAATTCCCCTATGGAAATACTGTGGGGTACTTTGACGGGCTCTGATTTTCAATGGAGTGTAGCATCTGATAGAATGGGTGAGTATCCGAAAGGGGCTCACCCATTTCTACGTCAGAGGCAATTTACTACGTCTACCAGTTAGAGCGCGAGGACGGAACACCGTTCTACATCGGCTTCGGCAAGGGCGACCGCTGGCTCCAGCACGAGGCATGTTGCAACTCCAAGAATCCGCGGACCCACAAGAACAACATAATCCGGGCGATGAAGCGAGCTGGAATCTCGGTTCCAAAGCGCAAGCTGGCCGAGGGTCTGACTAAGGCTGAGGCTGCCGCTCTGGAGATCGCGACTATCGCCAAGCTCGGCCGCGAACCTAACGGTCCCTTGGTCAACGCGACCAGTGGGGGAGATGGCGTTCGGGAGCCATCCCCAGAGCTTCGCGCTGCAATGTCAGCGCGAGCCACGAAATGGGCCACGGGCAACCGAAATAGACGAGGCACTATTACTCCACCGGAGGTTCGAGCTAAACAGAGGGCGGCTTTACTTGGCCGACCTCGACCAGACAATTCCGAGCGCCTCAAAGGCAACACCTACGGCACAGCCAATAAGGGCAAGCCCTTGAGCGAAGAGACTAAGGCGAAGATGCGCGATTCCGCGCAGCGACGCGCGGCGGAAGGCCGACACCACATCAAGGCCGGGAACGTGCTCTCGGAGGAGACTAAGGCCAAGATCGCAGCGGCGAACCGTGCGCGAACGCAGGACCCAGCAGAAAGGTTGAAGATATCGAAGGCATTGAAGGGTCGAGTATTCAGCCCCGAGCACCTTGAGAAGTTGAGAATTGGACAGAAGAGACGCCAGGATGCGCGCCGCGCGCTTGCGGACACTGGTATAACGGAAGGGTAAGCGAAAAGGGCTACGGCCCAACACTTTTGAGGTATCCGATGCCATACGAGAATGATCCATCGCTGACCGACGAGCAAAACGCGAACGCTGCGAAGGTAGCTGCAGACGCCAAGGCCGCGAACGTGATTGACGCCGACGGCCGCATTGAAGGCTCGCCCGACTTCACGAAGGACAAGGCGAAGGACGTCTCGGAGCTGCCGGTTGGGCAACAGGTCAAGCCTGGCTATGCTCCCGGCGTGATCGATCCAATCGCCCTGCATCCGAGCGCGAATCTGGAGACGGCTGACAAGGCCGCCGCCGCCGCGCAGGATACGGTGCTGATGCTCTTCCCGCACCCGGTCAAGCTGACCGTCACGCACGGGCGCCAGATTCAGTTCCAGGCCGGTGTGCAGCCAGTGGAGACCGGTCTGTCCACACACCCCTACTTGATCGCCAATGGCGTGAAGGCATACAACCAGTCGGCACCACGCGACGATCGGTAAGTTCTGGAATCTGTCACGGAGAGGCCTACCGGCTTAGGTCGGTGGGCCTTCTCAATTTGAGGGGCAAGATGTCGCTACCAGCACCGCCTAACACGCCCATCCTCCCCGCGCAGTTTGTGCTCGACTTTCCGGAATTCGGAAACTCGACCCTCTTCCCCGTCTCGCAGATCACGTTCTGGGCGACCATCGCGGCCTACCTGCTCAATCCGTGCCGGTGGGACCCGGCGCTCATCAACCTCGGCATGGAGCTGTTCATCGCGCACAACGTTGCGCTGGAAGCCTTCGCCATGAGCGCGGCGGACGCTGGCGGCATCCCTGGCATCTCCCGCGGCGTGGTGGCCTCGGAAGCGGGGAAGTCCCTCAGCGTGGGATACGACACGGCCCTTGCTGGCGAAGAAGGCGCGGGCAACTTCAACCTGACGATCTACGGCACGCGGTTCTGGAACCTGATGCGCATGATGGGCGCCGGACCTATCCAGGTGGGCATCTCCGGACCCTGCCTTGCAGCGAACCAGCTTTTCCTCATGGAGTGCGTGGCTATACTGTGCGGCAATGGCTACGCGATCGGTGCATGGGCTGGACCGGTCGAAGGCTTCTATGAGGGCGGTGCCTAATGGCGCGCAAGACGAACATCACCGTGAACCTGGTCCTCGCGGTGAATAACATCCCGCAGCTCATGGCCGCGCTCGACGCGCTGGAGAATCGCGAGGTTCTGGTCGGCTTCCCCTCAGACGGCAAACCCCGAGAGAAGGGCGACCCGATCACCAACGCGGAGCTGGCCTACATCCACAACCAGGGCAGCCCGGTGAACGGCATCCCGCAGCGCGAGTTTATGGAGCCCGGCATCCGCGAGGTCGAGACGGACATCACCGCGCGCATGGAATCGACCGGCCGCAAGGCGCTCGAAGGTGACAAGGATGCAGTCGAGAAGGGCTTGATCGGGGTGGGGTTGATAGCAGAGGCCGGCATCAAGAGCAAGATCGTTGCCGGTCCCTTCCAAGCACTGGCACCATCGACCATCAGAGCGCGCCAGCGCCAAGGCATGACGCGCACCGAACCTCTCGACGCCACCGGCCAGATGCTTGCCGCCGTGACCAGCGTTGTGCGCACGCGGGAGCCTCACTAATGCCGCCTCTTATCGACCCCGGAGTCATCGTGCTCTCCAGCCCTATGCTGGTGGATATGATCAGCGTGCGGCGGCGGACCTCGTTCGTCGACAGCACCGGGATTGGTCGGAACTCCGATGAGACGTTCCGCGTCGGCGCCATCGTCGAGCCGGACGGCGACAATGACAGTTCGCGCGACGATGAGGGGGCGATCGGCCGCAAGACCATCTCGGTCATCACGCGGTTCCGTCTCCAGGGCCAGGTCGCGGGCTTACTGCAAGACATCGTGACCTGGCACAACGACGACTTTCTGGTGATCACCGTCGAGGACGCTACCAGCTATGGTGCAGGATGGATAGAGGCGATCTGCACGAGCCAGGATACGCAGGACGCGCCCACGGGGACTTAGGCCATGCCGGAACAGCCCGACACCAATACGAGCGCGACCGGAGGCTACCTACTGCCCGTGCCCAGCGGGCCAGTGACAGGCCTTGCGCTGGCACTAGTCATCCAACCATGGGTTGCTGGCCTGAGTGGGCTCGATGGCTCCCTGGTACGTCCTCTATGGCAGGAGAATCCCCCGCCGAAGCCGGACATCTCGGTGACCTGGATCTCGTTCGGCATCAAGCAACATCGCCGCGACTGGAGCGCATGGGTGCGGCACGTTCCGGCGACCGATGACACCACGGCCTATGACCTTCTCTACCGCAATGAGGAGCTTGAGGTTCGATGCTCCTGCACCGGGCCCTGCTCGGACGCGGCTATGTCGAACCTCTGGAACGGCTGCCAGATAAAGCAGAACCTCGAATACCTCTTCCTGAACGGGTTGGGGTGGATCTCGATCGACGACCCGGTCACCATCGGCGAGAAGGTGAAGGAGCGTTATGTGGGTCACGTCGACTGCCGAATCCGCTTGCGCCGTGCTGTAGCATTGCAGTATTCGGTGCTCGATTTGGCTGGCGCACAGGTCACCATCAACCTAGCCGACCCACCGCTAACCGAAGTCGTGAATGTGTCGGAGGGTTGATGATTAGCGTCCAACAGTTGATCGCGGTCAGTGTCTCGCTCGCCGCGAGCGCGGTTACCCCTCAGAACACGAGCGACCTGCTTCTCCTGACGGCCGGCACTGCCATCCCCCTGACGACCCGCATCCGCCCCTATTACACCGCTGCCGCCATCGGCGCTGACTTCGGAACCGGTGGACTCGAATACGCCGCTGCATTGCAGTGGTTCGGGCAGAGCCCTCAGCCCGCACGCCTCTATCTCGGGCGCTGGGCGCAGACAGCGACCGCCGGCCAGCTCATCGGCTCGACCCTCTCCGCCGCACAGCAGTTGCTCTCGAACTTTACGGGCATCACCAGCGGCGGCTTCTCGATCACCGTTGACGCGCTCGGGATACAGCATGTGAGCGGATTGAACTTCTCAGGTGCGACGACACTCCCCGGTGTCGCCGCGATCATCCAAGTAGCACTCACAACCGCGACCATCGTCTGGAACGCGGTCTACAGCCAGTTCCAGATCACGTCGAACACAACCGGCGCGGCCAGCGCGATTAGCTTCCTGACTGCTCCCTCCAGCGGTACGGACATCTCCGCGCTGCTCGGCTGCACGGTTGGGTCGAGCGGTGCTTTCCAGTCCCCGGGTCAGGCAGCAGAGACGGCGCTCGCCGCGGCCAACCTGTTCATGAACAATTACGGGACCACCTGGTACGCGCTGATGATGCCTTCGATCAACTCGGACAGCGACCATACGGCAGTCCTGGCAGCGGTCAACGCGTCGAGTATCAAGCACTTCTACTTCATGACCTCGGAAGAGGGCGGCATCCTGAGCTCGTCGAGCACGACGGACCTCGCTTACCTCTGCTCGCAGCTCAACATCCCGCGCGGCGCTGGCACATACTCGGCCACATCGCTGACCGACATGATCAGCGCAGCGGCGCGCATCCTGACGGTCGATTACACGCAGTCGAACAGCGCCATCACGCTCGCATGGAAGCAGATGCCGGACGTGATTCCGGTCAACATCACCGACTCGCAGCTCCAGACCATCATCGCGAAGAACTGGAACGCCTATGTCGCGACCAACGTCGAGAGCGGCGCCAGCATCTTCTTCCCGGGTACGACCTGCCAGACGGGCGTCTACATCGATACCCAGATCGGCGCTGACAACCTCGCCGTCGCCGTCCTCGCAGCCCTGTTCAACGTGCTCTATACGACCACGACGAAGGTTGGCCAGAGCGATGCCGGGATGCACACCCTGGTCGCCGCGCTCGAAGGCGTCATGCAGCAGTTCGCGAACAACGGCTACCTCGACGGCAGCGGCTCGGCCGTCTGGACCGGCGCACCGTTCGGTCCCATCGCCACCGGATCTCCGCTGCCGAAGGGATTCGCCATCTATGCACCGCCGGTGGCAACGCAGTCGCCCAGCGCCCGCGCCTCCCGCATCTCGGTTCCGATTCAAGTCGCCGCAAAGCTGCTCGGTGCCGTCCAGACCGTCAACTGTGCCATCACCGTCAACCCGTAAGGAGCTGTCATGGAGTTCGGAACCTACTCATTCGCGGACATCTTCGTTACCATCGCTGGTGGCGGCGGAGTCGTCCAGCTCGGCTATGGCAGCGGAGCCGCGGAAGAGGGCATCACCTTCGAGCCCATCGACGAACGCACGAAGATGACCATTGGCGCCGATGGCTCGGGTATGCACAGCTTGATCCAGAGCCGCGCGGCCCGCATGATCGTCCGGCTGCTCAAGACGTCCCCGGCGAACGCCCAGCTCCACGGCATGTTCACGACGCAGAGCGCATCATCGCTGCTCTGGGGCCAGAACCTGGTCACGCTGACCAACGCCGTATCCGGTGATCAGTATTCGGCTGCGGGAACGGCCTTCACGAAGGAACCGCCCAATCTCTGGGCGAAGGAAGCGAACATCATCGAGTGGGAGTTCATGGCCATCCGCGCCTTCACCCTGATGGGCTCGCAGGTTCCCACCAGCTTGCTCTAAGATTCCGGATTCCGGAATCGCAGACGGACACCATCGAAAGACGCCCTGAGAAATCAGGGCGTTTCTGCGTGCGCGAAATCTGCATCGAACTATATAGGCAATCCCGCCTACTAACAGAGGAGACAATATGAGCAACGGAATCGGAGAAGAATTGATCGGCATGGTCCTGGTCGGCGCGGCTATCGGAGCGCTGTGTGACTACTTCAACACGGTCACTATTTCCTGCACCAACTCGTACTGCCTGGCATAGCATCAAGGCGGGGAGTCGCAGCTCCCGCCGCCAATTTGACAACAGAACCATGCTTCGTTAGGATTACCTTCATGCGTTGCTTATCCAGTTCGTCCCTGTCGTCATTCAGCTTGCTGGGTGCGGCTCGGTGCGTTCTGGAATAGCTCATAGGCAATCCAGACCGTTTCCAAGCCCTCCCACAGCGGAGGGTTTTGTTTTGCGCGGAAGTAGCACAATGGCAGATGCATCGGCCTCAAAAGCCGTCCCGGTGTGGGTTCGAGTCCCACCTTCCGCACCATGCGCGAGTGGCCAAAATGGCAAAGGCGTCTGACTTAGGATCAGAAGATTGGGAGTTCGAATCTCCCCTCGCGCACCAAATTTGGAGAGATGGGTGAGTGGCTGAAACCACCCGTTTGCTAAACGGGAAGCGGCCCGAAAGGGCTGCTCGCAGGTTCGAATCCTGCTCTCTCCGCCAAGATGGAAGGTGCCGGCGGAATGGTCCGCCAACCGGCGTCGAATACCGGGGCATGGTGATGAGTCATGGGGGTTCGATTCCTCCACCTTCCGCCACTTATGGCATAATCGTGCGCAAGGAGTAAAGCGACATGATGACGCCGGTTGAAGTGACGATCGAAGATCGAAAGTACCAGGTCGGTCCCATCCCGGCCATGGTCCAGTTCCACATCACGCGACGCCTGGCGCCCGCCTTCACGTCCGCGCTCCCCGCAGTCTTTGAGCTACTCCGCGAAGGCGACGAGCTGCAACCGGCCGAGCGCAAGCTTCGCATCGAAACCGTGATCAAGTCGCTCCCCGGCGTGGCTGAGACATTCGCATCGATGCCAGACGCCGATGCGGAGTACGTCGTCAACCGCTGCCTCGACGCTTGCTCCGTCCAGCAGGAAGCCGGCAATTGGGCGCGCATCCGGAAGGATGGCGTGCTGATGTTCGCAGACCTCTCGATGCCCGTCATGCTCCGGCTGGCATGGGAGGCGCTGAGTGCGAACATGGGCGGTTTTTTTCCTACCGAGCTGCCGAAGGGATACAGCGCGGCGGCTCCAGCATCACCCTCGCCCATCTCCGCGACCACTCCGACCCGCTGATGCGGGTGGTGCTGGAAGGCTGCTGCAAATACGAGAGCCTGTTAGACGGGACGCTTACACTTGAAGATGTGGCGCGGATGAACGATGCGCTCGACGTGCGCGCGGAGAATGACCGCCGGCTCGCGCCGAAAGGAAGCTGATGGTCCTCCAGGAGTTCCTCGTCGCGCTCGGCTTCAAGGTGGACGAGGACCAGTTCCGCGCGGTCGAACGCATCATCAAGAAAACGCAAGGGGTCCTGGAGGATCTCGGCGAAGGCGTCGCTGCGGTTGCCATCCTAGTCGACCGCAACGTCATCCAGATGGCCGAGAAGTTCGATACGCTGTACTACTCGGCCCAGCGGATGAACACGACCGTCCGCAACCTCCAGAGCTTCCAATACGCCGCGAAGATGATCGGGGTGGATCTGCCCGCGGCCAACGCCGCCATCGAGGGTATGTCCCGCGCTATCCGGCTCAACCCCGGGCTCAACGGATTCCTGAAACAGCTTGGCGTGCAGCCTGGCCGCGATACCATCACCGAGCTTACTGAGCTTCTGCCGAAGCTCCAGCACATGGCGCCAGCGATGGCCGCGCAATACGGGCAGCAGTTCGGAATCGACCCGGACACGCTGAACATGCTGCTCAAGAATCCGAAGCTCCTACAGGACGCAATGGCGGAGCGCCAGCGGATGTTCCGCAACGCCGGACTGGACCCGGATGCAGTGGCGAAGCGCTCCGCAGAGTTCGAGCGCGAGATGCTCCGGTTCGATACGGACGTCGACATCCTCAAGAGCCTTCTGGCCGAGCGGTTCCTGCCCGCCGTCGATATGCTGGTGAAGGGCCTCAGCTACCTGGTCGACCGCTTCGACCGCCTCGACAAGCTGACCCACGGCGGAAGCACCTATGCGCTCGCCGGCCTCGGCATCGCTGGCGCTACGGTAGGGGCATGGCTGATGAAGAAGCTGGCCGGTGCTGGCCTTCGTTCACTCGGCCGCGCGATGGGAGTCAGCGGGGAAGGCGCGGTAGCCGGTGAAGCTGCAGGTGGAGCGGAAGTCGGAGGCGTCGCAGCGGCGGCGGAGGGCGGCGGTGCAGCGGCGTTGGCAGAGTTTATCGTCCCGGTGGTGCTGGCAGTCCTCGGCATCCTCGGGCTCCTGGAAGCCTGGAAAAAGTGGTCACAGCCAGCCGACGATGCACTTTCCGGATTCCGGAAATGGATATATGGCGGAACCGACCCAGCTCACGGCCAGGGCGGACAGGCGCTATGGCACCGGATGGCCCATGCGACGGAAAGCGCATCGGCGGCGACGGTTGCCTACTTCAAGGGGATGGACATTCACAACCCTGGCAACCTGCGTAATTGGGCAGGGCGTCCGCAAATCGATCGCGGCAAGAGCGGCCGGTTCGCCACGTTCGATTCCGACGAGCAGGGACTCGAAGCCATGGCTTCGAACTTGATCGCCTATGGGAACCATCACCGCGACACCATCCGCAAGATCGTCTCGGCATGGGCTCCCGCAAAGGACCATAACAACACCGAGGCCTATATCGCGAGCACGGCGCGGGACATGCACCTTAGCGCAGACGCCCGGCTGAACCTCAGAGATCCAGCGGTCCTCGCCGCGCTCATGCGGAACATCGTCCGGTCGGAAGGCGAGCACTCGAAGTTCGGAGACGAAGCGCTCCGCAGCGCAGCGATGGCCAGCTTGAGTCATAATCTGGGCAGCGCTGGAGGCTCCCGGTCGGTCACCATTCACCAGCACATCGAAACGAACGTGCATGGCACCAGCGACGCCAACGGCACCGCGCGCCATGTCGTCCGTGAGCAGCGCCAGCAGATCGCCGACCTCACCCGCAACGCGACAGGAGCCCTCGCACAATGAGCGCCTTCCCCCAACTCCCGGCTCCGCCGCCGCTCCAGAAGGTCATGATCATCCCCGCGCGCAGCATCGGGACCATCGTCGCTGACGTGGTGGTCGAGGAACACCATGAGGACCGGACGACGATCACCCGCCATCCGGTTGAAGGCTCAACTGGCGTCGCGACCATCTCGGACAACGCTGTTGATGAGCCGAGCGAGGTCACCCTCACCTACGGCTGGTGGCCAGGCAGCACGCAGAACAGCGGCACGGCGACCATCACCGTAACCCTACCGGACGGAACGCCTCAGACGATGACGGGCTCATTCAGCAACCCGAATTTTCTGAACGCCGTCTACGCCCAGCTTCTGGATTTGCGCTCCGGACATGTGCCCTTCATGGTCTACACCGGCCGGAGAGTTTACGCGAACATGCTCATCTCGATGCTCTCGGTGACGACCGACAAGGATACCGAGAACGCGCTCATCATCCGGGTGGTCTGCCAGCAGTTGATCATCGTGACAACGACGACCTTCCAGCTCTCACAGAATCCGGCTCAGGTCCAGGACCCGCAGACCGGGCTGCAGGTCGCCCAGCAAGGGCAGCAGAATGTGACCGCGACGCCGCTCCCCAGCACGGCAGCCTTTCAGAACTCGCTCTCCGCTCAGGCGGCAGCTCAATTCCCCTTCCCAGGTGAGCCATGAACGGCTATGAGATACCGCTGCTCGCGCAGCCGCAGACGCTCACGGTCACGCTCCTGGGCGTGGTCTACCAGTTTCTTGTCCAGTGGAACGTCCCACTCCAGACCTGGCTTCTCGACATCTCGGATAGCCAGGGGAATCCCATCGTGCAGGGCCTCGCGCTGGTGACCGGCGTCGACATCCTTGGCCAGTTCCAGTACCTTGGAATCGGTGGGGCCCTGATTGTTCAAAGCTCCGGCGGCGACCCCCTTGCGGCGCCGACCTTCGACAATCTGGGCACCACCGCCCTGCTTTTCTTCATCCCCTACGGATCATGAACGCGACCGGCGCACAGTTCGGACGCATCGCCAATCTCATCGTTGCGGATGCGGCGCTGCTCCGCGGGCGCGACCTCAGCCAGCTCCGGTTCCGCTTCGAGATACGCCAGACCGAAGTGGACACCCCGAACACGATGGTTGTGCGGGTTTACAACCTCACACGCCAGACCGCGAACGAGATCAAGACGCAGTACACCACGATCGCGCTGCAGGTCGGTTACCAGGGCACGACCGTCGAGATGGTGTTCTCCGGCGACATCAAGTATTTTCGCGATGGCAAAGAGAACGCGGTGGACAGCTTCCTGGAGATCACCGCGGCGGACAACGACCTCGGCTACAACTACGGCTTTTTGAATGTAACGCTGGGCCCGGGCCTCACCCCCGGCCAGGTGGTCGCCGCAGCCTCTCAGGCCATGGGCACCGGCACCGATCAGAACGCAGTCAGCCTACAGAGCTTCGGCGGAGCCTTCCCTCGCGGCAAGGTGATGTTCGGGCTGGCGCGCATCTATCTCGACCAGGCCGCCGCCACCGCCAACGCCGCCGGCGCCCGCTGGTCGGTGCAGAACGGGGTGCTCACCTTCGTCTCGACGACTGGCTACCTCCCGGGAGAGGCGGTCATTCTCACGCCGGCCACCGGGCTAATCGGCATCCCCGAGGCAACGATCGACGGCATCGAAGCGCGCTGCCTAATGAACGGCAAGCTCAAGGTGGGAACTCAGGTCGCAATCCAGGCCGCGACCATTGTGCAGACCTCGACGACGGCCGCACAGCAAGCCGCGCTCCTGGGTCCGGGCATGATCCCGCTGCCTAGCCGGACGAACTCGTTTACGACCATCGCGCGCGCGACCTCGACGGTGAACCTTCCGGGGCTCCCCGGCGTGGGCGTCTACCGCGTCGCGGTGGTGGAGCACTCAGGCGATACCCGCGAGAACGAATGGTACTCTGACATCACGGCGCTGACGATCGACCCGAGCGCCCCTCCAGACGCGGCGGTGTCCAATGGCGGTTGAGATTCCCGAATACAAGTGGACGACCTACGAGGCTGATCATGTGGCCAACGCCCCAGCATGGACCCAGCCCGTCGATAGCCACGGGAACAAGCTCAAGCCGATCATCCGCTGCAACTGCGGCGCATGGTGCGGCATAGGCCTCCACCACGTCCATGCGGACGGAACGGTGACGGCCAGCTTCTTCCACTCGAAGGGCACGAACTATGCGATTGGAGAATCCCCCGAAGGCTGCGGCTGGCACGTCTTTTTGAAGCTCGCCGGATACGCCGGTGGAGACTTCCCCGGGGTGCCAAATGGCTAAGGTGGCCCTTGAGGTTGGCTCATCGGATGGGCGTCTCATGTTCCATTGCCCAGGCTGCGAACAGGCCCACTCCGTTCCCACGCGGGGAGCGCAGGGCTGGTACTGGAACGGGCTCTTTGATTCCCCGTCGCTCAGTCCCTCGATTCTGGTCTACCCGCACGACAGCTCACCACCGTTCAAGCCGCAGCCGCGCTGCCATAGCTTCGTGACGGACGGGCGGATTCGATTCATGGCCGACTGCGAGCACGCTCTCAAAAACCAGACGGTTGACCTTCCGGAATGGGAGGGCATTAGGTGAGCCAGCTCTATCGCTACGAGGACCACGAAACCGCGATCAAAGCGCAGATTCTCGCGCAGTTGCTCGCGCTCCAGACCTCGATGCCGGTCAAGATCATAGCCTTCGACCCGCTCACCCTCACCGCGACCTGCCAGCCCACCATCCGCGCGCGGGTCCAGCAGCAAGATGGCACCTTCATCTGGATGCAATATCCGCCGCTCATCTTTGTGCCGGTGGTCTTTCCTGGCGGCGGCGGCTACACTCTAACCTTTCCCATCCAGCCCGACGATGAGGGGCTATGCGTGTTCTCCTCTCGCGCGATCGATCTCTGGTGGCAGAGCAGCGGAATTCAGAATCCGGTCGAACTGCGGCACCATGACCTCAGCGACGGCTTCGTCATGGTCGGCCCCAGATCGAAGCCGCGCGCGCTACTCGTGCCAGAAGTGAGCATGACCCAGGTCCAGCTTCGGTCGGACGACGGGACGACCTCTATCGGGATCGGGCCGATGGGCGCAATTGCAATTGTGGCGCCGCCCCCTGGCAAGGTCACGATCACTGGCAACCTGCTGGTGACCGGCATCATCACCGGCACGGTCGTTCCGCCATAATTGCCGCGCACGCTAAGATGAAGCCATGCGCTACCGTGCTCTTGACGCTGATGGAGATTACACATTCGGGCAGAACGGGCAGAACTTCCTCGTCAACTCCGCTCAGGCCGTGCGCCAGGCGATCCAGACGACGCTACTCCTGTTCGCGGGCGAGTGGTTTCTCGACCTCTCGCAAGGCGTTCCCTGGTTGACGGAGGTAATCGGCAATGGCACAGCGGGGCTTTACGACCAAGTCATCCAAACGGCCATTCTCGGTGTCGAAGGCGTCTCTGGCCTCAATTCTTATTCGTCCTCGCTGGACCCGAAGACGCGCGCGCTCACCGTGGTCGGGACAGCGCAGTCAATCTACGGCTCCGTCACGTTCAACCTGACCATGCCGACGTCGCTCTTCGGGTTTGGAATCTCCCCGTTCGGCCTTCGCCCCTTCGGTGACCCGGTGCCCGTCTAATGCCCAGCTACCCGCTCCCCACGCTCGCCTACCAGATCACACCCACGGGTGCGTCGGCGCCGTCGCTCGAAGACATCATCGGGAGCCTCAATGCGACCGCGCAAAATATCTTCGGGGAGGACATTTACATCACCCCGGACGCGCAGGATGAGCAGCTTCTCGCCGCGGTGTCGCAAGCCATCTTCGACACCAACGCCAGCGGGATTGCCGGCTACCTGTCTTTCAGCCCTGCGACAGCGGTCGGAGCGGCGCTCTCCTCGAATGTCAAGATCAACGGAATCCAGCGCGACCCCCTCAGCTACAGCACTGCCATCCTGACGCTGGTAGGAACCGCCTACACGGTCCTCTTGAACTGCCTGGTGCAGGACCAGCAGAACAACCTCTGGGCGCTCCCATCGCTGGTCACGATTCCGGAATCCGGAACGATCGATGTCACCGCGACCTGCCAAACCCCCGGAGCCATCATCGCTCTGGAGAACACGATCAACGTGCCCTATACGACCGTGCTCGGATGGGACAGCGCGACCAACCCCGCCGCCGCCACCATCGGCGCACCAGTCGAAGAGGACGGAGATCTCCGCCAGAAGCAGACCATCTCCACCGCCATCAGCTCGCGGACCCAGCTCGAAGCCATCCAAGGGGCCATCGCCAATATCCTCGGCGTGCAGCGCTCGAAGGTCTATCAGAACGACACAGGGACGCCAGACGGAAACGGTATTCCCGGCCACACCATCTCGGTGGTGGTCTCCGGAGGCGACTCGACCGCCATCGCCCAGGCCATCGAACAACAGAAGGACGGCGGATGCGGAACCTATGGGAGCACCGCGGTTGTGGTCGACGACCCAGAAGGTCTGCCCATCACCATCCGGTTCTACGAGCTGGCCGAGACACCGATCTATGCGGCCATCACGATTCAGCCGCTCGCGGGATACGTCTCCAGCACCGAGACCGCGCTGGTCGCCGCGCTGGTCGCCTTCATCAATGCCCTGGCCATCGGAGAGAACGTCTATCAGTTCTGGTGCGCCGCCGCCGCCGGCCTCGCCGACACCCCGCTCCAGCAGACATTCGTCATCACGCACTGCTACATCGGACTGGCCGCTAACCCATCGACCAACGGCGACGTCACCATCGCGTTCAATGCCGCCGCCTCTTGCGCCACCGGCAACGTGGCAGTTACGGTACTCTGATGGCCGACCTCACGAAGTACCAATCGCTCATCACGTCGGAGCACCGCAAGCCGAAGATGCTCGCCTGGGTCGGCGCGCTCACCCAGCCATTCCTCGACATCCAAGCGCAGAACGCCGCTCTGCCCAGCCTCTTCGACCCGGATCTCGCGGTTGGTGAGCAAGAGGACATGGTCGCCCTCTGGGTTGGCGCCAGCCGAGCACTGCAGGTTCCGCTCACGAACGTTTTTTTCTCATGGGGCGTGCCCGGCCAAGGATGGGGCCAAGGCATCTGGCTCGGGCCATACGACAGCGGCACGACACTCTACCTGCTCCCCGATGAACTGTTCCGCACGCTCATCCGCGCGGTGATCGCCAAGAACCATTGGGACGGAAGCATCCCCGGAGCCTACGCGGTCCTCTCGATTGTGTTTGGGCCAGCGGGGTACACTATCCTCATTCGCGACGGGCAGGATATGTCGATGAGCTACATCATCATCGGCCCACCACTCTCCGCCGTGATGCGCGGTCTGCTGGTCAACGGACAGCTCACCCTGAAACCCGCCGGTGTTAGGATTGCCGGATACTTCACGCCGTCCGTACCAGGACAGCCGATTTTCGGATGGGGAGTGCAGAACTCTCTGATCGCAGGATGGGGCACCGGTTGCTGGCTTGAACCTGCCTAGGAGATTTGAATGGCGACGATTGAATTTTTGCCCTTCGCAACGGCCGGTGGTGCGAACGTCGTCGACCAGGCTGACTACGCCGGATCCGCCTACCAGACTGGCGGCTTCACCACAGGGGAGGCCTACCCGCAACAGGCGAACAAGCCCTGGCGTCAAGCAACCATCATGGCCGCGGCGCTGGCGAACGTGGTTTCCGTCGCGCTGGGCGGAGCCAACGTCTTTGACGATGGGAACCTCGCCACACTCATTGCGCTGCTGACTACGGGCATCCAAGCGCTGGCGCTCAAGGCTCCAGAAGCAGTTACCGCCGTCACCTACGCCTCGGCCTTGGTGTTCGACTTCTCTCTCGGTCGCCGCTTCGAGCTGACCCTCACCGGGAACAACGCGAGTGCGAGCTTCACCAACCTCAGCCTGGCCGAAGGCGCTTTCGTGGTGATCATGCTCAAGCAAGATGGAACCGGCGGGCGAGTCTTCACCCCTCCCGCCAACTGCCTGATGCCCACGCCGGACCCAGCCGCGAACCAGACCACCACTTACCTGATTTACGTCGACTCGACGGGCGCACCGCACATCGCCGGCGGGCCCAACGTCGGATAACTTTCCGGATTCCGGAATCGGAGAATGATCATGAACCGTCCCTCGAACTCTCGCCGCGGCCAGATCGCCCTAATTCTGGGCTTCCTGTTCTGCGCGCTGGCTGGCGCACAGAGCAATTACGTCAAGGAGACCTACCGCCATATCTTCCTGTCGCTCATCGACAGCACGCCCATCGGGCAAACCACACCCGCTGCGGTGAATACGACGGCCCTCACCGTCAATTCTGCCGCGCCGAGCGACCACACTCTCATCGGAAACGGCTCGGTCTATGCCGACGTGACTCCCATCACCGGCACACTGACCGTTGCCGCTCAGTCCCCCATCGCCGGTTCGAGCTGTGTCACCTATTCCGTCACGATGTCGGCTTCGGTTCCGGCTGGGGCGGTCGTGGGCATCAGCGTCGCACAGGGATATACCATTTCCGGCAACGGCATGATCGACCCCTACGTTTATTCGGTCAGCGGATCCACGGTTCAGGTGGATTTCTGTAACAACTGGGACACCCCCCAAGGGTGGAACGCGGCCATCTACAATCTCCGCGTCGACCAATAGGAGTAACGATGATTCGACGCCTCGCTGCCATCCTCTTGCTTGCCGCTGGCGTCGCCTCGGCGCAGACGACCTACACGCCGAACCTGCACATCCCCCTGCCTCCGGTTGGGAGCGTGAATTGGGCGCAGTCGTACTACACGGGGATGCTCACGATCGACAGTTCCATCGGCGCGCTCCAGAACACCTACCAGGGCGCATGGAATTCGACGACGAACTATCTGCTCGGCCAGTTTGTGACCTATGGCGGGGTGACCTACATCGCGGCGGTGAACAATATCAATCACACGCCCGGGACGGATTCGACATGGGTCAACTTGGGCGTGGGTGGGCTGCCGGCTCCAGGAGCATCCGGCTGCGCGCCGGTATCCAACGGAACATCCTACCTCTGCACCGCGGTTGTGCTCCAATCGGCAGTCGCAGCGGCCAATGGGGTTGCTCCCCTCAATAGCGCGAGCCAGGTCCCGGCGGCTAATCTCACGCCCTGCGGAGCTTCCGGAGGCGCTCACTCGGCGGGCATCGTTCCAGATCCGGGAAGCTCGGCCGGCACGACGCGGTATCTCCGCGAGGACTGCACCTGGGTTGCGAATGGGGCGGCTTTTGGGAACGCCAATCAACTTGCCTACTATCCCAGCAACGGGACAGCTCTCGCAGGTACGAACGCCCTACCCAACGGCACGACAGCCACAACGCAGTCCCCCGGAGACACAACAACAAAGGTGGCAAATGATGCGTTTGTGGCAGCAGCGGTGGCGGCAGATGGAGCCGTCCTGCTTGCACCTACAGGCTCGCAGACTGTTACGCAGCCGATCAATACGAACTTCAGCGTGACAACAAGCGGCACAGGGCAGCTACTTCTGAACGGCAATCCCGTTTGCTCTTACGGAGCGACGGGTTCGGGATGCACGCTACTGAAGAGTTTCGACTGTTCTCAGTTTTCCGGCGCAGATGCTTCCTACAAATACAATGCTTGCGTGGCAGCAGTTGTAGCGGCTAAAGGCGGCATCGCGGACACTCGCAAACTGTTTGACTTTGGCATCAATGGCTCGGTGACGGTGAGTGAGACGATGTACACAAACACCTCGCCTGAAAGCTACTTTGTGCTGACGCTGCTGCCTGAAGCTTGTTCTATCCAAGCGAACTTCACTGGAACATCTGTGTTTCAGGTGAACAATCGGAGCGCGATCACAAACCTGAGCAATTCGGCAGGGGGCGGCGGAGTTGATTGCAACATTGTTCTTGGAAGTTCCGCGAATCTATCCGACGCGGCGGTGACGACAGACCCTTCTCCGGCGGGAGGAGGAAGCTATGTATCTGTTGGCGGTCTACAAGTTTACAACTTTTCCGGCGGAACGACAGCTAATGGGCTGTTCCATGCCCAAAACTTGTTAGACCAATCAAAGTTCTACAACTTGGTAGGTAACAACCTCAATGGCAAAGGTTTTGTAGTAAACAATGTCTGCTGCGGATTCGTGATGGATAGAATCCAAAATGCACAGCGCAGCGCAACGACCTATCCCCCCGCCGCCTGCAATGGACAAGGCATCGCGCTCGACATTCAGAGCGACAATAACGGCCCAATATCCATAACAAACTCTACGTTCAATACTTATGGCTGCAACGTTCCGCTCATCCATATTGCCAGCGGGGTTTACGGTGTCAACGCAAGCAACGACTACTTTGAGAAAGACTTTAGCGCAGCTTCGTCTACTCCAGATACAACACCGATGATTCTAGTGGACAGTGGCAGTTCAAACTCTTCGTTTGACGGTCTCACTCTACTCAATGGCTCGACAGCGGGACTTGGGTCTTCGGATATTTTCTTCAAGAATTCAGGAACTGGATTTGTAGTCAGAAATAGCGGCGTAACGGCGGGTGGTACGCCTATAGACGACACGGTGGCAACGGTGGCCGAGCCTGCCTTTTCGAGTGGGTACGTGAGCTACTACCATAGCGGGGCGTTTGTGCTGGATACGGCCAATATAACCAAGCTGATTGGTGGTGCTGGGGCTTATGGAACGCTACCAACGCCGCCGACGAATACGGTTGCCCAGTTCGTCAATGCAAATGGAAGCCCGACAAGAGTATTCAACGAATCATTCGGGTCTTCGGTGTCCAGCTACTTCACTGTAGGCACGGCGCGAGGGACGGGAGCCTCACCGACAGCGACGCAGAGCGGAGATGAGCTGGGCGGGTTCAACGCGAGAGGCTATGGCGCGACAGGATGGGTTGCGAATCCGCTGGGCGCTTTCCGATGCTATGCCAACCAGAACATGACGGACAGCGCGGGAGGAACCTACTGCGATATTGCAACCACGCCGAACGGAAGCATCACCGAGGCTGAAGTAGTGAAGTTCGGGAGCGATGGCATTGTGTACATCCCTGCGCTAACGCTGTTTCCCTCTGGCGGCTACAGCGCAGAGCAGGACTTGAACGTGTACGACACGACGGGGACGAAGGTTCCGATGATTCAGTGGAACAATGCCTCGTTTGGGGGAACGAGCATCAACGGGCGCGCGACGCTGCAACTCGACGGAGCGCCCGGATATGGAGCTTGCATTGGTCAATGGGTAGCGGGATTCGGAACGCCGAATCTGTGGTTCTGTGAGGATGCCTTCGGGGAGGGTACAGCGACGCCACTGAACTCCAGCTACAAGGGCATTGGCGTACAGCAGGGCGTGAGCGATGGGGTTTATGGCGACCTGTTCTGGGCGAAGCTGGCTGACGGAACGTTGGTCTACGAGATTGGCGCGACTGGCGCGGCTGGCAATCTGGCGTTCGGGAAGCTCAACGGGAGCTACATCTGCACGGCGGATAATGCACACGCCTGCGTCCCAGCTTCAGCGACCACGGCAACCAACCTTGCGGGCGGCGCGGTGGGATCGGTGCCATACCAGACGGCGGCGGGAGCGACGGCCTTCCTTGCTGGCAATACAGCCGCGACCGACCAGGTATACACGAGTCACGGTACGGGTGCAGCGGCTCTCGCGCCGACGTTGACCAATTCTCCAGCCCTAAGTGCGGCGAACATGACCAGCTTCCCGACGCTAAATCAGAACACCACTGGAAGCGCGGCTTCGCTCTCCATCTCCGGGCAGACAGGCTTACTCTCCTTCACGGGCTTGACCAGCACGAACCGCATAAAGACGGTGCGTGATGCGGCGGACACAATCTTGGAGCTTGGCGGTTCCTACACGCCGACCGGAACGTGGACGAGCATGACCTTCGTCACGCCGACACTCGGAGCGGCTTCGGCGACCAGCATCAACAAGGTGGCTATCACCGCACCCGCGACGGCTGCGACGTTGACGCTGGCGAACAATTCCACATTCACCACGAGCGGCGCTTTCTCATGGCAATTCACTGTGCCGGGAGCCTACACCTACACGCTGCCCAGCGCGACCAGCACCTTGCTGGCGACAAATGGCAGCGGTTCGAGTTTGACCTTCGGAACGGGAACACTGTCCCTCGCGGGGAACCTGACGACCACGGGCGCGTTCAATCCAACGCTGGCGTTCCCTGCCGCCAATACCTACACCTTCCCCAATACGGCATCCTCTACGTTGGTGGATACTACGGCGACGCAGACCATCACAGGCAAGAGCATCGCTGGCAGCGAAATCAACTCCGGCACCGTGGGCGCGACATATGGCGGCACGGGCCTGAATACATCGGCCTCTACGGGCGTGGCTCAAGTTGCTTCTGGAACGTGGAGCGTCGGTAATGTCAGCCTAACTTCGCAGGTGACGGGCGTACTTCCCTCGGCCAATGGCGGTTGCGATGTACAGGCTGCGTGGACGCCGATTGATTCTTCCGGCGCGTCGCTAACGTTCTCCACGGCGGTTGGGGCCTACGTCAAATGCGGGAAGTTGGTCACCTTCACGTTCCAAATTGTTTATCCGACCACCGCTTCAGGTGCAACCGCCTTAATTGGTGGATTGCCGACTACTTCCACAAGCTCCGGGCCGGCCTCTCCTATCAAAGGTTTTCTGACATACAACGGAACCTCTGTGAGCGCCTTCATAACCGTGGTGGGGGGATATAGCGCGACTACCTTCAATCTCTACAATATCAATGCCTCGCTTAATAATGTGCAGTTGACCGGAGCCGCAATTCAGGGTGGCGGGAGCTACATTGCAAACTAAGGAGAGCATCATGCAAAGCGCAACGATGGACGACGAAGTACGGCACAGGAGCGGCGCACCAGCCGAAGGACGCAGATGGAAGCCTGTCGAAGGCCTGCGCGAGGACATCATCGGCGTGTCCGAAGACGGGAAGAGCTACCTGATGTGCAACAAAGCTCTGGCGTATCCCTACTACACGGCATCCAACCGGTAGCGAGTAAGGGCGCTCTATGACTACTTCAATCAGTTGACGGCAAACTAAGGAGAGCACCATGGACGCACCAAGTGAAGAGAAGCTAGCGCAGGTTCACCCCGTCTTGGCGGCCAAGGTTCGCGCGGCGAACGATGCTCTGATTGCTTCGACCGGTAACGGCTTCCGCGTGGCTCAAGGGCTCCGCACATATGCCGAGCAGGAAGCGCTCTATGAGCAGGGACGCAGCGAACCCGGCTCGATCGTCACCAATGCGCCCGGCGGCTACTCGAATCACAACTTCGGCATGGCAGTGGACTGCTATCCCTTCACCGCGGGCGATGCCGGCGCCCTGGACTGGAACGGATCTGACCCAGAGTTTCTCGCGATGGTCGCCGCGCTCAAAGCGCAAGGGCTCGTCTGGGGTGGCGACTGGAAGAGCATCACGGATAAACCGCACTTCCAGCTCGCCGGCGTTCCGGTTTCGCCAACTCCCGCCGACCGCAAGGCCTTCGCTGCAGGCGGCCTCTCGAATGTATGGGCGCAATACCAATTCAGCTAGCTTGCGTGCTCCCATAAAATGAAGTGGTCGGACCCCTGTCCCGTAGCCAGAAATGGCCTTAGTAGGAAATCGGCATCATAGCCGTGGGGTGAGTCGAAGATGAGGATGGATCGAGTGTTGAGAGGGCTGCGGATACTGTACGCATTCTCCGCCTTTAGCGGAGCGCTCATCCTGCACTCCTGCGGGGGTAGTGGGCAATTCGTATTCGCTCAGACGAACGCACAGCCTGGATTTCTGCAAGGTCAAGGTCAGGGTTATAGCAGCGAGGCTGCCGACCGTCGCGACAGGGCCATCGAGAACAATGCCGCACGCATCGACGCATTGGATGAGCGAGTAAGCACAATTCAAGGTATCGGCTCCGGCGCGCTCGGCGTATTAGGCGTGCTCCAACTGATGGGCCTGATCGCCAGTGCGAAGGTTATCAGAGGGAAGGAATCATGACAGTTCCGGATACGACCGATACGAAACAGGCGACCCGGTCACAATACATCGGCGTGTTCATGGTGATCTTCGGCGCCGCCTCGGTTGGCGTTGGCTGCCGCTTCCATTGGGCCGAGCTCACGACCGCATCCTCCGGCATCATTGGGGCCGGCATCAACATGCTCACCAACCAGATCGCGAGCCGGATGCGCTCGGCTACAACCGGGTCCGGCGACATCACGATGGACAATCCCACCACGACAGCTTGAGGCTCTATGAAAATTGAGGACGTGAAAGAGTTCAGCAAAGCGGTCCTATGCTTCACGGCCTCGGTCATGCTCATGGTGATTGGATTCAGCATCGTGTTCCTCATCTTGCAGGAGCGCGAGAACTCCGACCAGCTCACGGCCCACAGCATCCAGCTCATCGACGCATCGAAGGCCGACGTCGATGGCATCAAGTCCGACGTCGACGGCCTCATGCCCACAGTGAAAGGCTCAGTGAAGCAGGTTGGCTCCGCCGCGGCGAACCTGGGCTCCATCGCTGGACCCGCAAAGGCAGCCTTCGCCATCGTCAACCATCCATGCGTTCCCGGGCCATGCGGTACGCTGGCCGATGTGGCCAAGACGCTGAATACCGCTCGCCTCACGATGGGACAGGTGGAGGTCGCAGCCAATCACGAGGACCGCAACCTCGGAACGCTCGACGCTCAAGAGGCCCAACTGTTCTCCGATACGAACGAAGATCTCCAACAGCTCGCCTCGACCATCTCATCCGCCAACAAGGTGATCGAGGACCCGGCGACGGCCGAGGCCCAGCATAACCTCGCGCTCATCAGCGGCAACGTCGCCGGCATCACGAAGGACGTCAAGGTCTATTCCGATAAGTTTGTGGCGCCGCAGCCCTGGTGGAAGAAGGCCCTGGTGGTCGGTAACGAGTCGGTGCGAACGGCGGCATGTCTCTGGTTCAAGGTGCCCTGCACGTTGTGACCTGTTTTGCACTTGCTTTCCGGAATCCGGAAAAGTATAGTCTCCACAGATTGGCGGGCATCCCCCGCAGGAGAACAGGACAATGGCATTCAGTCTCAAGAGCTTTTTGGCAGGTCTGGAGAAGGTGATCGAAGCCGCACCGCTGGCGATCGAAGAGGCCTTCGCAATCAAGGGTGAGGCGCAATCGGGCGCCAGTGAGACGCAGCTCGCGCAGGATTCGTTGCACGCCGCGACCGGCATCGCCGAGGGCTTGCTTTCGGACAACCCGGCAGAGCAAGCGGATGCCGCTACGGCCAGCGCCGTTACCGCCTCCATCCTCAACGCGGTTTCGTCCGTCAACGCCGCGGAGGGCACCGGCTCGGTTCTGCCTACCCCGGCAGTTCCGGCAGTTCCGGCAGTCCCGACTCCTGCGGCTCCCGCTCCCCCGGAAGC